ACCATACCGGGACGTGCGTGATCGTTGACCTCACGATCAAACCGAGCGATAGTGAGGTCGATCAAGGCAAAAAGCCTTGGAGTCTGTCATGGTCGGGCTCGTTTGCCGAACTTTGCAATCGTCTATTCGGGCCTGGTTGCGAGAAATATGATTTCGAGTGACGCGCGAATGGGGAACCTACCTTCAACCGTTCAGGCGTTCGACCACGAATGGGCTTATCACGTTCTACCTGACGGTCGGGGCGTGAGGTTCAGCTTTTGCGAACAGACCCATGTCTATCGGGTGGAAGACCCGTTCAACAAGCGCTGCTTTGACGTGCCGAGCGTGACGGGCATCCTGGAAAGGGCTGGCCTGTGCGAGAACTACAGCCAAGTGCCGGCGGGCGTGTTGGAGCGCAAGCGGATCATCGGCGCCTATTGCGCGAAGGCAATCCACCTCTGGCAGCGCCGTGAGTTGGACTTGGACAGCTTAGACTCGCAGGTTGCGCCGTACTTCCAGGGCTACTTGGCGTTCCTGAAGGACAGCGGCTTCGAGGTGAAGTACACGGAGCGCCGGGTGGTGGGCTTCTGGAATGGGCTATGGTGGGCCGGAACGCTCGACGTTGAAGGTGACTGGCAGCGAGAGCCTTGGGTCGTTGATGTGAAATGCACTGCCGAGCTTTACCCGTGGCATCCGTTCCAGACCGCCGGGTATGCGCTTTGCTTGCCGAAACCTCCGCGTCCCCCCTTCCGCTACAAGCGGGGCACGCTGCAACTTCGGCCGGACGGCAGTTATGCGCGGCCCAAGGAGCATAAGGTCGGCGCGGACGAAGAAACATTTCTGGCGGCGCTACGGCTGGAGTGGGAGCGGCGCCGACGAGGGATACGTCAATGAGGCACCCCGGCGCCCAACATGAGAATCGGCTCCGAGAAATAGCGCTGGAACTAGCTCATGCCAATCTTGCGCATGCCGACCATCGGTGGAAAGCCTTGGCGTTCGAAGAGCGAATGATGATCGAACTCACGGCTGCCGCTCAGGCTGCTGAGCGGGTGAAGCTGCTCATGGAATTGCAGATGCGGATTTTATCGCTGCCGGATTCAGGTGTTATGGAACCAACGAGGGTGGACTACGCCGTCGAACGCTACCAGCGCGAACCCACCGAAGCTGAGTGGGACCTATACCAGCAAAATAAATTCTGAGGTGCAATATGCCAAAAAAGAAGATGCTCGTAACTTTTATTAATCCGGTCGGCGTGATTGTCGAAGGCAGGGCGATCACGACAACATGTTTGGTGGCTGAAGAACTTTATCAGGGGACCTTCGAAGCGACGCCGAAGGACATGAAAAAAGCCTTTAGCGCACCTCGCATGCCACTCGATTTTCCGCTATTTCTTAAAGTGTTGGCGCTCGGCGATTTCAAGTCCCTAGCTAAGGTCCAACAGGTCATCGTCAAATACAACAACATCAGTTCCATCGTAGAATTCGAGGACTGAGCGAGCAACGACTGGGGCCTGCCTGGCCGTATGTCTCCGCTGGAATTCGAGGAGCTACTAGGCAGAGAAATGCACGACATTAGCGCGGCGGAAAGATGGGAACTTCAGCATGCGCGTCCTTGAAACCAACAGCCGCTTGCAATCTTTGATTGGAATTCAGCGCGAAGCTGAAATGTCACCAGGCGGTGAGTATCGCTACTCCCTGCATCGCTGGTGGGACCCGCGAAAGTTAGAGCTTGCTTGGGTCTGCTTGAATCCCAGCACCGCCGATGCTTCAGTCGATGATCCTACGGTGCGGAAAATCATGGGATTCAGTTCGCGGTTCGGCTACGGCGGCTTCTGGCTGTTCAATGTCTTCGCCTATCGGGCTACTGACCCGCGCCAATTGCTGCGCCCAGATGTTGAGCCAGTAGGGCCGGAGAATACGCCCTGGCAAATCGCGGAGCGTTGCAAGAAGCAGGGCGACTGGCAAGTCCCGATTGTAGCCTTCGGCAGCATCCATAAGAGGCTTAGACGGCAGGCGGTGGAGGTCATGCGCGCCCTCGAAATCTTCCGCTGTTTGGGATTGACGAAAGACGGTTGGCCGCGGCATCCGCTGATGCTGCCCTACAGCACGAAGGTGATGACGCTCGGGCCGACGCAGTGGCTTTGAAGCTGAGCCCTCAGCCCTGCCCAACCCGGCTAAGCCGGGCCAGGGTGGGAAGTAGCAGTGCTCAACGCACTTGAGCAACTGACCCTGTTCCTCGGGGAAGGCGTCGCAGCGCTGAGTGTTTCACTCCGAGGGCAGGGCTGAGGGTTTGGCTCAAGCGGCCTAAGCGAAAGGAGGCATTATGAAAGGCGGAGCTTTAGAAACTGGAGGGACCGCGCTGGCAGAGTTGCTCGGCCCAACGGGGCAAGAGCTTATCCGCGAGGCGCAGAATGCAAAACCGACCCTCGATGAACTCGTCAGGGCCCGGGTTGCCGAAGCTGGGACGATCACGACGATTGTGGACGACGCCGGACAGCTCGCGGCGAATATTCGCCTTGAGCAAATTGTGGAGCTGCGAAAACACTTGCAGAAGTCCGTTGTGAAAACTGCGGCTGGGGTCTTCCATCAGTTGCATCGCACATTAACCGGCTGGATTAGTGCGTGGGACGCCTTGCTCGAAGTGCGCGAGAGAAGCCTATCGGGCGCCATGGCACGCTATGAGAAACAGAAAGAAGAGGCGGTAGAACGTGAGCGGCAGCGCCTCCAGCGCATTGCAGACGAAGCGGCACGCAGGAAGCAGGAAGAGTTGCGTCAGGAAGCAGAGCGCAAGGCCAAGGAAGAACTGGATGCTGCCGAGAGCCAGCGCCAGGCAGCACTAATACAGCTCGTCGGTTACCTTGGCCTGGTCGGTGAGAAAACGGCTGTCGAGGAATGCCTGGCCATGGCGAAGCAGCGCAGTGACAACCTCGATCAAGTCAAGCAGGACATCGCCGGCATCGAATCAGCCTTGGATTCACTCGGCAAGGGAAACACGGCGGAGGCGCTGAGTGTGATGAAGTTCACTCAAAAAGCACCACCGCCGCCGCCCCCTCCGCCGCCTGTGCTCGAGAGTGTTGTACCGGCAGCCGTATATGTCCCGCCTCCGGCGCCTATCCCCTCCGCCCTGCGGGGCACGCGGCGGGTTCCCAAATGGCGGATCGTCTGCGGTCATGCCAAGGCGAATATCGAAAGCTGCGCCAACTGCGCGAAAGTGGCGCGGGAATTCCTAGTGCTCGACGAGAGCGCGGTGACACACAAGATGAAAAAGTTGGGTGAGGCTTCGGGAGGTAGCATGGAGAGGCCCAACGTCGTACTCATTCCCGGTTTTGAGTGCTGGTGGGAGACGGAAGCGACACTGCGGAGGACGCCATGAGCTTTGACGTTGGCCTGTTTCGGGCAGTGGCCATATGAGGCATAAGTCTATGAAGTCGGACTGGACAGCGGCAGGACTATTAACGCTGCTCGCGAAGCGCTATCCCGACCCGGAGTATGCCTTGCTAACCCAAGTTGCCGACCAGACGGGATGGCGCAGCCGCATTGCAGATGCCGTTGCTATCGGCTGTTGGAAGAGTCGGGGTCTGTATATCCATGGTTTTGAAATCAAGGTAAGCCGGAGCGATTGGCTCTTCGAACGCAAGCACCCAGAGAAGGCGGAGACGATTGGGCAAGTCGAAAGTCTGTGTCGGTCCGGGCTGAAGCCTGGGAACGGACACGAAACTGATTCCTATGAACATCATCTTGGGCCAAACATCAACGGGCAAAAGCGTTCATCTCGACCTAGACGTGTTGCTGCGGACGCGGCTGCTGATTCAGGCGAATTCTGGAGGGGGTAAGAGTTTCACCTGTCGGCGCCTGGCGGAGCAGTTTTTCGGAAAGATTCCGGTCATCATCGTGGACCCGGAAGGTGAATTTGCCACGCTGCGGGAAAGGTTCGGCTACGTGCTGGTTGGAAAAGGTGGCGAGACGCCGGCCGATCCGCGTTCAGCCTCGCTGGTGGCCCATAAGCTTTTGGAGTTGCGGGCGTCAGCCGTTTGCGACCTTTACGAGTTGAAGCCGCTGGAGCGTCACCGCTGGGTGAAACTCTTTTTGGAGGCATTGATTGATGCGCCCAAAAAATTCTGGCGCCCTACGATCATCATCGTGGACGAAGCACATACGTTCTGTCCAGAGAAGGGAGCGGGCGAATCCGAAGCTTCCGAGGCCATGACTTCCCTTCCCACACGGGGTCGCAAGCGTCGATTCTGCGCCGTGTGGGCAACCCAACGACTGGGCAAGCTGCGTAAGGATGCCAGCGCGGAGCTGTTGAATCGCCTAGTGGGGCCGACTTTTGAGGATGTTGACTTAAAACGCGCAGCGGACCTTCTGAGTATCTTGCCCGAAGGACGACGTGACTTCGACCAACAAATGCGTGTCCTCGAGCCGGGCCACTTCTTTGCCATCGGACGCGCCATCTGTAAGGAACGGTTAATGCTCAAAATTGGCGGTGTTCAGACGAGCCATGAGCTGGAAAATTCGAAGTACGCGCTCGAACCGCCGCCTCCACCTGATAAAGTGAGATTGCTCCTCCCCAAGCTCGCGGACCTTCCGAAAGCGGCAGAAGAGAAAGCACGGACGGAAGCTGAAATGCGCCAGGAGATCCGTGCGCTCAAAGGGGAATTGGCGCTCACAAGAAAAGCGGCGCCTGTCATATCGAAACCGATCGTGGATAATCGCGACCTTGAGCGGGCTGTGCGCGAGGAAAGGCAACGCTGGCAGCGGCCGGTGAACGAAATGAGTAAGCTGCTCGGTCGCGTGGCCGCGACACTGCGGAAACTTGTGGAGGAAGTTCAAGTTCTTCCTGCTTTACCTGTCCATCACGTTGACCCTGTCCCTCAGCCTCGCATCGAGCCTGTTAAGCGAGCGGCAGCAATCTTGGCTCCTAAATCGCTGGACGAAACAGCCCCTGACAATGAACTCACGGGTCCTGAACAGCGCATTCTGAATGCTATCGTCTGGCTGGAGAGTATCGGGAACGATAGTCCCGAGCAAACCGCTGTCGCTTTTCTCGCCGGTTACAGATACGGTTGTGGCGGCTTCAATAATCCGCGCGGAGCTTTGCGAGTCAAAGGGATGGTCGAGTACGTCGGCAACAAGATCCGGTTGACACCGCATGGCCGCAATTTCGCTCAGGCCCCTGCCACTCCCCTTACCACCGCCGAATTGCACAAGGCCGTGCTGGGACGGCTGCCGGGCCCCGAGCAGAGGCTTTTGATGCCCTTACTGGAAGCGGGGGTGGATGGGCTGACGAATGCAGAGCTTGCTGAGCGCGCTAACTATACGCTGGGCAGTGGAGGATACAACAATCCGCGCGGCCGTTTGCGAAGTCTTGGCTTGGTAGAATATCGCGGCGATCGCGTGGTCGCTCGCCATATCCTTTTTTTGGATTAACCCAACCCAACCTCTAGTGGGTGAGTCCGCGGGCGGTACTAGCTGTGGCGTCAATTTTTGCGTGGACAAGAGGCCGATGGCATTCTACTATCTTCACCGCGCGGCAGATGAAATACTTGACCTGAACGCGAAACATCACTAAGATAGGTTGTGTTCGCCCTGCGCAAGGCGGACGCTCTATGAGTTTGGGGGCCTGCTTGCCCAGGCTCCCTATTCTCCCAGGCAAGTGGGATGATCAGACTTTTCCAGTACGGTCAATCCTCACAATTCACGCCATTGGCCTCTGCGCCTCACAGCGTGGCTGGGGAGAACTGCGCGCACGTAATCCACACGGCAACGTGTGGCGGGCGGACAAGGGAAAGCTGTGAGTGGGCGGATGGCAGGCCAAACGGCGCCTGGGAACTAACAGACGCACGTGGGCTGGCCTTCGTGAGGGCAAAGGATTAAATCCTGTCGTCAGCCCTTTCCCTGGCGCGGCCCGTGATCCTCAGTCCGTATCGCTCCGTGCGACGGTGCCGGGATAGCGCGCCACCCTTTCCACAGCCGTTAAGCGCCCAGCGCCATACGGGGGCTGTAACGGAGGGGCTTAGGACAAGCCCTCCGTGTCACAACCCGCAACCTCCAAAGGCTGATTCTATGAGAACAAACAAAAGACAGAGCAACTACATGCGACGCCGGCAAGCGGGGCGAAATGAGATGAATCTCGATGCCCATACAAAGAAAGAACGTCGTGCAAGAGTGCTGCAAGCCGGTCTGCAATTGGCCCATGGTAATTGGAGCCCCAAATGCTAAAAATTCTTTACTCCTCGAACTTCGAGAAGCTTTGGGCTGCGTGCCCTCCGCAGATGCGCCACGGGAAAGCCTACGCCTTCCGGTGTTTCGAACGACTGAAACCCCAACCTGGGGATGTAGAACTCATCATTGCTTCCATCTACCAGCATGAGGGCACCAAAAATTGGCGCGCGGGCTATATTCCTCACCTATCGACTTTCTTAAATCAGCGACGGTTTGAGGACTTGGAGCCTTCACAGGAGACAAAAGGGGCGGGCTTCAATAGTTCCTGGACGGAAGAGGAAAAGGCCCGGTGGCGGCAAGAAGTGATCGACTTAGTGCGAAGCCGCCTGAGAAATGGCGTGCCACTCGAAAAATGTTCGGACCTGACAAAGATGTGTAATAAGTCTATGATGGACGAGATCCTTGGTACGACGCCAGGTAGACTGTGACAGTCGAACAGATGGAATGGATCCGGACCCATGGTCTTACGCGCTGCCCGCCAGGCGTCGCCCAGGGCGTGTTCGACCCTAAATCCCTCAAAAACCCTTTTACTCTCATCGGGATTGACGACCCTAAACTAACCTCACAGTTCCAGGAAGCGCGCGTGCGCGGCACCAAAGCGCGGTGGCGAGGAAAGCGGGTGAAATGAAGCGTAGCTCCCTCCAACGACACACTCGGCTCCATCGAACAAGCTTTATGCGTAGGCAGCGCAGTTCTATGCGCCGCAACTGCCGGCCGATGCGCGCCCATCGACTGCTGGTACCAGTAGAGCTCAGGGATGACTGGCCGGTGCGCATCTTTCGGTCAGTGAAAGCCGCAGCGCAAAGCGGCGTCCCGCCCGGAGGCGCCAATCAAGCCGTTTCGAGGTGCTGGGTCTTTATGGCGCGGGCTCGAGCCGTGACCGCCATCCGCATCACCATTTTCCGCCGCAGCCGAGGATGGTGTGAGGTGCGAAAGAGCGAATCTTGTGAGAACTATATTACTTGGTGCTCCTTCCATCTCCATGAGAAGGTACCGCGAAGCAAGGGTGGGGAAATCTCAGAAGAAAACAGCGTGGCGGCCTGCGCCCCGTGCCATCGGCATGAACATAGAGACCGCAGGCTGTATTGGAGGAAAAATGGTCGTGCAGAGTAGTAATTTAATGGACGTGGAGTACCTACCTGGAAATCACATCCTAACGATCCTGTTCAAGAATGCGAGCACCTACCGTTACAGAGACGTTCCCGAAGTAAAGTGGCAGGGGCTCATCAACGCAAAGAGCCCAGGGAGCTATTTGGCAGCGGAGATCAAGGACAAATTCCCCTGCGCCAAAGTCCAAACCCTTTGTGGTCAATGCCGTATGCCTGTTAATAAAGGGCAGGAATTTAAGTTTGCAACAATCACTGTGGTTTCTGGAGACGGTTCAGAGGGCCAAGCCCGCCGAGCCTGCCATCGGGCTTGCCTGCCGCCCAGCGTTGATACAGGCCAGTCCTAGACGCCGCTAGGGGCATCGTAGGAGAACATCTATGGAATTGTCCACAGACGACTTACTGAAAGCCTTTAAAGCCTGCCTGGAAGCTCTCCGCGATATGCGGGCGAAGCACGATTTCTCTGCCCACGCGGTCAAATGCCAGGAATGGGCAGCGCTACTCGCCCAAGCAGAGGCCAATCCCGATGAGATCAACCCACACCATCCGACCGTCAAGGGGCTGCGCGAGCAATGGTACAAAATAACGCTTATAGTGATGCATAAGCTCGGGGCGCGGGAATTGAAAATTACGCCCGGGGATATAGCCGCCATCGAGACGCTGTACCCGGGGGACATGCCAGCTATCCTGGCAAACGACACGAAAGAGGGCATTGAGCTGAGCATCGTCTCTATGGGCGAGGCGAAGCGGAGAGGATTGGTCTAATGGGCGAGATCCTGATGTGGACCGGCTGCTACGGCAACCGTGGCGACTTGTTCACGGTGGAGAGCAACCGGCATCCAGCGAAGATGGCGGTCGGGCTGTGCTACCGGATATTCGAGCACATGAGCCGGAGAGGATGGCTCAAACCAGGCGACACTGTGCTTGACCCGATGGCAGGCATATTCACGACGGGGATCGTGGGGGCTACATTAGGCTATAAGGTGCTGGGTATCGAGTTAGAGAGTCATTTCGTGGAAATGGCGAAAGCCAACATCGAATTACTGAGGACGAAAATGCCAGGAGCGCCGGCGCCCGTGGTCGTGCAAGGCGACGCGCGCTGGCTGAGACAAGTGCTGGCGAGTGCGGACGCGGCGATTACTTCTCCGCCCTACGTTGACCAGACCATGCCCATGAGCATTCGATCGACGCTTCGCCAGCTTTGGAAACAAAGGAAACATAACGAGGCGATCGCCGGCTACAAGCAAGACCAGCAAAGGCAGGTTCAGAAAGGGCAGAAGTTCGGGACCGATTCTGAGGAAGTGATTCGTCGTCGGTTTGAGGAATGCATTGAGCGTGAGCAAGGAAACTACAGCGGCGTCGTGAGTTCTCCACCGTATGCTGAATCCCTTCGAAATCCCTCTGGGATCGACGCGGCAAAAGAGGCGAAACCTTCTGGTCCACATGCTCAGCATAAAATAGCCGAGAATTACGACGCGGCGGTCACTAGCCCGCCCTATAGCGAAGCGCTCACTGGCGGAGGCATTTGCAAGACTGGACACTTCAATGACGCCAAACTTGCTGATCGGCAATACAAACCGGATGTCCATGGACACAACCCTGCCCAGATCGGAAACCTACGCGACCCTAAGGGCGACATCGAGTGCGTGATCGACGGCGTACTTTCCAGCCCTCCATACGGTGGGACGCACATCGCAGAGTCGCAAGACAATACCCAGGCCAGACGCGGCCAAGCCCGATGGGTTGGTCGCGGTGGCCACAAGATGGCAGGCAAGGGTAAATGGGGACATCAATACAGCCGCGACACTCAGGCGCAACTTGCCAACCTGCCAGATGAGCAGGCTCCGGGCACGTACCTAGCGGCGATGCTGCAAGTCTATGGGGAAGTCCACACCGTTCTGAGGCCAGGTGGCGTCGTGGCCCTTGTTACCAAGAACCCCGTGAAAGCTGGCAAGATTCGCCGACTCGATGACGACACGATCCGGCTTTGCGAAGCTGTGGGTTTTCGGTTGGTCGAGCGCGTGCGCGCCATGCTTTCCGAGGATTTAGGTGAACAGACCGGCATGAAACTAGACTACCAGACCACCGACGAGGAAGGCAATCCACTGTCCGTGATGGTCGGTGCGCACAAGCGAATTCGACGTGAGCGGTTCTCGTTTTTCAAGCGGCTGCACATACGCAAGCATCCGGAGCTGGCGGTAAGATGGGAGGACATCCTCTTTTTCCAGAAGCAGGCTTGACGTACCCACCTTAGCATGTTACATTGTGCGCCATGCAGACCGTGGTGAAGGTCGTAGTCGGCCTACCGATGGCGCAGGGGAAAGTTCCCGCCCTAATTTATAACATCATCCGCGAAGAACGTATTCTGCACAACGATGCTCAGCCCTGGCCGGGTGAAATCTACCTCCAATTGGAAGCGTCTGAAGCGCTGCTGAAGATGATGGACGGGCAGATGGAGGCATATTTCCACGGCGAGGCGGGTGAGGGCGAGTTGCACATCACCAAGGACGGCAACGGCCAGTGGCACCGGGCCACGCGGCAGGAATACGAGGCAGGGGCCCGGGACAAGAAACTGTTCGTGATACACTGAGGAGCACAATGGGCGAGGCGGAAATTGGCGAGAAAAAGTTAGGATGGCTGCGCGGGGCGGCCCTGCGGTCCCCTCAAGAGGCTTCAGAATGTAGGTTTCTAGAGACGGCATTCGCTTTCGCCTATAGCCAAAAGCTCATGCCAATTCCGAAGGATAAGGTCGTCGGTCCCCACACACCGCCGTTTGAGCCCGTGGCCGTGGCAGCTCCCATTCAGCCATTCACGCTGGTCTGCAAGAGTCCCGACATACTCAAAATGGCGAATCTAGGGATTCGGGTGGGGTTCCCGGAATGTGAAGGCAACGTCCAAGCAGCCCAGCTCAATGACTTAACGCTGTGCCGGATGTGCCCCTTCCACGAACCGGCCACACAAAAAACCATGCCGCATGGGAGGCCCATGGTCCAGTGAGCGCACCCGCCTTGAAGCGAGCCATATTCCGCAAGCACTGGGAGCGAATCAAAAGGATCGACTTCCCAGACGGACCGCTGTGTTCGGCAGGCGTGCACCGGCCGCATTCACACCATGAACTACGGCTAATGGCCTGGGAAGCCACACGCAATGAGTTGCGCAGGATGCGGGCCACGCCAGTCAATTTTTATCGGATGAAATGAAGCAAACTTCTTCTATTCACCGTGACGCGGACGGAGATCCAGGACTTGCACTCTGTCCAATCCACGGCTGCAAGCTGGTCCATCGCTGGGGCGCGCTGTCACATCGCCGGTGTACGCGCTGCAAGAAACGCCGCTTGGCGAAACGGAACCTATCAGGGCTGTGCATTTGGTGCCAAGTCGAGATGCACTTGAAACCCCCCTCGGCGTTGCCAGGGCCGGGCGCACTGGCGTGCCCCGCGTGCTTCGGCAAGCGCACGACGAAAAAGCAAGCGGATGCGGCGCGGCGGAATGGCCTCCTGGGGGGCCCAGTGATGACGCGCAGGCGCTGCAAACTCTGCCGCAAGAACCTTCTCGCCAAATATAACCGCTCCGGGATTTGCCGGCGTTGCCAGCGCCATTTCGGCCTACGACGCAGCGCCCGCCGCCAACAAAACCACCTTGGCCGGCAAGATCGCGACCGCGCTCACCGCCGCCGAGGACTCCGTGCAGCAGTTCTGGAACGCCCTCAAGATTCCCGATGCGAAGCTGGCCGCGCTGATCGAGGGATTGTTGGGCGTCATTATCTCGACCCTCAGCGGGTTTGCCGCCGCCTTGCCCGCTCCGGCGGCTCCGCCAGCGAGAGCGCAACGGGCTAAGCGTATTGCCACGCCTGCCCAGCGCCGCTCGGTGAAGCAGTTCAAGCAGGACTTCAATGGAGTGCTTGCCCGGTCCGGCTATGAAAAGTACGCGTTGCAGTGAGGGTGTTGTAGCGCAGACCTGTTCCGCAAGGTCTGCGGTTCTTCCGCCGCGACGGTTGAAGAGCGCGCTGCTGAAAACTGGAGAAACCATGGACACGCAATCGCTGCAAGTGCAGGCGCTGATCACGTTCCTCACCCCGTTCCTGATCCAGCTCGCCAAGCGGAGCCAAGCGCAGGCGCTCACTTGGATCGACCAACGCAAGCCGCTGATTTCAGTCGTCACCAGCGCCGCCGTGGCTCTCGCGACCTCAACGGGAATTGCGGTCGTGCATGCGCCGCACAGCTTGACGATCACCTGGCCGGAGGGCGCGACGTTGGCGCGCGGGCTGGTGACCTTGCTCGTGTCCGCGGCCATGCAGTTTGGCGGCCAGCATGTTTTTTACGAAGGCTTCTGGCGGCACCTGGTGCCGAGCAAGGAGTTAGAAGTGAGGAGCAAGAAGTGAGAATGGAAGCGTCTTCTCGCTTCTCGCTCCTAGCTTCTAGCTTCCGGAAATTCACATGATTTCTGCCAGCGAAATTCAAGCCTGGATGCTCGGCGCCGGCGGTTTCTTGGGCACCAGCATGGCGGGGGTGGGCGCCTACCGGCTCTTCTCCGGAGCCGCGCGCCATGTGGCGCAGATTCCCGTCAGCCTGGAGCGCGGCGCGGACGCGCTGGAACGCTCGGCCCAAGCCTCGGAGATGCACAACGCGGTGGGCGCCATGGTGGTCGAGCTCAAAGCCATGCTGACCGCCACCCGCGAGGACATTCAAAAAATCACGGTGGAACGCCAGGAGATCGGCCGTGAGCTGCGAATCATGTCACGAAAGATTGAGGGCTTCTGCTGCCATGCCGAAGACGAAAAGCAAGGTTGAACACGAGCTCGACCGGACGGAAATTCTCCGTTACCTGAACGAATGCGGGCTTCAGCCCGTCACCCCGCGGAGCATCATGGTCTATCTGGACGACTGCCTCCGCCCCGTGACCTTGGAAGCCATCGAGTTCCACCTGCGCTACATGCACGACCGGAAATGGGTCGAGCTGGGCGTGGAGAAGCAGGTTGGCCAGCCCGAAGCCATCCTCTGGGTGCGCATCACCGCCGATGGCGTCGATGAATACGACCGCCGGGTCAAGCAGCTCAGCGGGCCCAGATAATCTGGCGATCGCGCCATCGGGTGATCTGGCCATCGGGCCATCTGGCGATCGGTAGATCGCATGGCTCTTAAATGGCTCGATGGCTCGATGACCCGATGACCCGCCTGCGGGCCGAAGCCCTTCGGTGGGCGTAGGCCCGATGACCCGATGACCCGATCCCCCCAGGAGGGGGAAAGAAATGCCACGTGATAGCCTCAAGAAAATTCTCGAGCTCGACGTCCGGCACCCCGGCCTGCGTCAAGAGGTAGATGCGAGGTTCGACGCCGGGGCGACGCTCCAAGCCGTCCAGGAAAGGATCCTCTCCCACTACGGCGAGGGTATCTCGATCGTCGCCATTTGGAGATACAAGACCCGGGATTGGGCGGCGCGGCGGGAGCAGATTCCGGCGAGGAAGGCGGCCCGCACACCTCCCAGGAATTGGCAAGCGAGGAACGACCTCTGTGGCGGCGGTCTATGACCAGGCTTGTCCAAATTCCGCTCCGCTCGGTCGGCCATGACCTGCGGCTTCGCCGCCCCGCTGTGCGGAAAGGCTGCGCCTTTCCGTCAGGCGACCCCGCCCACCAACCCGATCTGCGTCGCCGGAAGGCCATGCCTTCCCGCGACGCAGATTCAGGAACAAGTGGGGGAGTTAGGCCGGAAGGGCAGAGCCCTTCCGCACAGCAGAGGGCGAAGCCCAGATCATCGTGATGATCGATCTCTAATTTGGACAGCGTTGGGCTATGACCGCCGTCGGCGCTCCGAGAGCGCCGCTTAGAGGGCTGAATGGGCAGAGAACCGTTGACGTTGATTGAAAAACTCGACCAGCGCTTTCCGGGTCTCGCGGCCCAGGTGAATGCGTGGTTCGAGCAGGGCGTTACGGCGCTGGCGATCGCCAGCCGCCTCGAGGGCCGCTACAACGTTCCGGTGGCGGAAAGTTTGGTATCGAGTTATCGCTGCCGGCGTTGGGTGCGCCAGCGGGAGGCCCGCTTGCGGCGGAGGTTAGAGGCCCTCGCCGCGGAAGAGGTGGAGCGCAAGAGAGCTCGCAAGGCTCAAAGCGGAACGCGACGGACCACAGGCAGAGGAGAGGCGTGCCTTGGCTAAAAAGCGCAAAGTCCTGAAGCGGACCGACGTCGAAAAACTGGACGGACAGTTCCCCGGCCTCGCCCTCGAGGTGAAAGCGGCGCCGATTCGGGAGAGGTCGGCGGCTCTGATCGCCATCGGCGAATTGGCGAGCGAAGAGCGACCTCTGTAGCGGCGGTCTACGACCGCCGTCGGCGCTCATCGAGCGCCGCTACAATCGCGGAGAGCAATTAAGTGCCCCGAAACTTCGCATCGAAGGTACAGATTCTCAGCGTCAAGCACAAAGGCCTCTTACAGGCTGTGGACAGGATGTTTGACGAGTTTGCCACTCTCAAGCAGGTCCAGGAGATGATCGTGCGCGACTACGGCGAAAAGATCTCCTGGTACGCCGTCAAAACCTACAAGAACCATCACTGGAAGGTGCAAAAGGAAAAGCTCGAAGAGCGGAAAAGGACCATGAAGCTCTTCGCGGACCTCATTGGCGAAGACGGCTTGAGCGCCGGCGTGAACGCCTTGCTCTGGCAAGCTCTCCAGACTATGACCCCAACGCAATTGCTTGCCTTCAAGAGAGTCGCGAACGACACCGAAAAGGTGGCACTGATGAAGAAGCGGTTCGCCCTCTTCGCGGAAGAGCACCGCCAGAAGATGAAGGAACGCCGCAGCGCCGAGAAAGCAGGCGAGGTTACGGTGGTAGATGCCGCCGACGATTACGCCAGGGCACAGAGAGTAGTGGCACAGGTGAAGGAAATTTTCGGCATCGGGATGTCGGAAATCGTGCCGCCACCTCAGAGGCTGCTGGGCGCGGGAGAAGGCGAGGCGCCGCCTGTGGCCGCTGATAATCCAGCGCCAGTGGGGCCGGAGCAGATGCCCTCATCGGATGCTCCCGCCAGCGCAGACAAAGAAAGCGCCGAGAACCGATGAATCGATTCGTCAAGAGCAAGGCAAAGGGCAAATGACAAAAGGCAAGAGTCAAATTAGGTGCGTCAAGGCTGCTCGGACCCTTGGGGTCCAATGCCAGGCGTTCAGGGAACCACACTCGCCTCCGCGAAGGAAACTTGAGCTCCTAGTCTGCTGGGCAGTTTTGCTTGCGGTTGAGCCATTTGACGCCGCAAGTTGTCAGTTCAACCACGTCAACATCCCCTCCGACCCCTTGCTTGAGGGGATCATAGGCAATCGTCAGGTCAACGAATTTAACCGCCCGCTGTGCATCCGGATCTTTGATCGCCTTTCTCAGGGGAATACTATTCCAAATTCTGAGGTCATCGGCGGAGAGGTTCTGCGGCGCGTCTTCAAATTTCAGGAACGTGGAGGAAACTCCAAAAGCCTCGAACTTCACTTTGGTCTGGGGGACCGGAAAGTCAATTTTCTGCACGGCGAGACGCGCTCGATTTGTCCTGATGAGGTCTGCCGTGCAAGGAAACTGGGGAAGCTTGTTATCACAACTTGCCATTACAAGGAGGCAAACAAGCCTGCCATTAGAATCCTTTCCAGCAAAAATCCCGTAGACAAGCACAGAGCCGTAAGCTTCTATCGAGTGGACGATGACTTCCGGGTTGTGCGCAATCTGTTCTTCCAAATAGCTATTTATGCTACGCGCCCAGTACGCCGACATAAGTTCCACGCTTCCCGACTTCCGGACTTTTTCGTTTGCGAAAGCCTGGCGGGCCTCAGCTACGCCCTCCCAGGAATGAAGCACGGGAGTCCTGGAACGAAATCCCTCAATGCCAACACCTCCGAACAGCAGTTTTTTGCCCAATGCAACGATCTTACATTGGTCATCCTCCACCCTGCCGTCCAGGTGGGTAACTCGGCTGTCAGCCGCCATGATCACCTTATCCTTGGAATAGCCAACAACCAACGTCGTACCAATATTCACCTGGGACCATGCAGGCAGAGATGTGACAGCACAAACGAGTACGAGGGCAAAACCCCTGAGTTGTTCGAAGTCGAGCTTGCTGATACCGGCATGTCGTCCGTTTCCTTTTCCGACGATCGAAGGACCCTGACGGTAATCAACTACCGCGTTTATGTCAGTTGGGACGGGAATCATTGGTTTTCGTTGCTTGGGCTTGACCCTAGTGGAGAACATTTCGCCAATTAGACGCGATGCCTTCTAAGGGCGTTAACGTACTTGACTAACCAGAGTTTTGTTTTGATGGAGGGCTTGGTGTATGTTCATAGCGCTAGTGCTTCTAATTGCTTTGTTATTTTCCTCCAACCACATAGTTTTCCTCTACCAGGGTCACGCTCTCGGTTTCAACTCCAATGTGCAATTCTTTGGCGGGAACAGTCTGACCCACCTTGAAGGCAAGGGCTCCCCCGTTAGGATCGATACGGTAGAAATGGTACATCTGCCCATGCGAATAAGTCACCTCGTTGAAGGTGGACTGGTAAGCGGGACAGGCGACGATGTTAACCATGAAGAACCCCCCACGGGAATCGCGTTCAATCTTGCTGGAAGAGAAAATAAAATGCACTTTTTTCCGTGTAGGCGCGTCACGAACAAGAATGTCTCTGGACCCTCTTCCGAGGCGGATTGCGCTCTCGCAGGCTTCTTTCATTTGGGATTCATATTCTTCCGCCGTGTGATAAGGCGGGAAGAATTTGGCATAGACAGACGTTCCAACTGCGGGAGTGACTCCAGTATTGCTCACTTCAAATTCAAGGATGAGATTCGCCCCGTTTCGATCCATCCAGAAAGGGCTAGCAATGGACGGGACGATGGAAACCCAAGGACGCTCGGACAACTCCAATTGACGGGCGACGGTATCTGCAGCACTTTTAGCGGCGTTAGCGCTTTCCGTGATTTTGGGAGTTTGCTTTCTAAGTTGATCCAGGCTCCTGCTAGCGTAATGCGTATAGCAGATCACAGTTACGAGCGCAATTATCTCAACCAAAGTCCTGGGGTCCCTCCTGAATTTTCGTACTTCATCGCAATGCCAGAAATTATTAAGAGCTTTAAGGAGGGGATTCTCTTTCTTGGGGGCCTCGGTTGTGCTATCGCAGGGTGGTTTCTCATCCGTAGGCTTTCCGTGGCTTGCAGCACTTGGCATGGGTGGCTCCTTTCCGGCTTGATTGGCTTTATTCTCCTCCTGTGCGCGTATTGGTTGTTAGGTTCTTTTCTGGGCCTTGTAAATAATTGGGAATAAAGCAAATCAAGCCACTCAAGATTGCGTATGCTTTTTCATTTCGCCCGTGCTTACTCAAATATATTGACGCCCTTCTAAGGCACCGCAAGTTCGCTGGTCTGATGTGGCACCGCGCAATGATACCAGTAATTCCAAGGCGCGGTGAGGGCTAGATCCGCAGTAACGAAGGCAAAAGGCAAGAGTCCGAATTCGTCAATGGCCCGATGGCTCGATGGCCCGATGGGCAGACAGATGAAAAGAAAAGCCCAAATCGCAAAAGAGCAGCCGCCCACGGCCAAGGCACTTCGGGAAGCGAGTGCGAAAGCGATCCCCGTCCTTCCCTACCAGGATCGCTGGATCCGGGACGACTCGCAACTGAAGATTGCGGTCTGGAGCCGCCAGAGCGGCAAGAGCTTTGCCGCGGCGCTGCGCGCCGTCATCAAGTGCGTGGAGAAGCGCACGCAGTACGTCATCCTTTCCAAGGGCGAGCGCCAGTCGGTAGTGGCTGAATTGTTGTTGCTTGCTATTCCGTTGTCTTGTGCTTTGGCGGTTCGGATGCGTCAGCTTCCTCTTCGGCTGGCGATGGCTGAGGCTGCAGGGGAACAGGCACAACGGATGCCGGGACAGAGGGAGGAAATAAGTCCGGGCTTTGGGGACGCGGCTGGAGAAAATCGATTGACAATCCCAATTGCGCCTTTCGCTTCAATAGCTTGTTATCTTCCGCGTAGAGTTTTCCACATCCCAATTGAACAACCGTTGCGATGTGAAAGCAGTCCCACTTTCGGCGCTTATTGTCCTCTTGGTCCTTTGGAAGCATGTCGATTAGCTGGGCTTCGATCTTCGCCGCTAATAGCGCAATCTCCCGCGTGATCGTCTCAATTCTCGCCAGCTTTCCGACCTGGACGTAATTATCATCCCCCGCTCCGCCCTTGCGGAATGACAAAACCGATACTTCTTGAATTGTGATGATCGACGTATAAATGCGCACGCGGTCGCGCTTTAATTCGCGCAGCAGCGTCTTGATTTGCGGACCGCTGGGCTCTGCATTAAAGATGGCCAGGAAAACACTGGTATCGAAATAGGCAGAAAGCACTAACCCTCTCCACGAATCTCCTTCAAAAGATCATCAAGGGGAGCCTTGTAAAGTGCCTGTTTGGACCCGTATAGTTCGTCAAATGCGGCCTCATAATCACGGTCCGTATCCGGCCCGAAGCTCTCAGCAACGAGCTTCGGGGTTTGAACGGGGTAATAGAATGCTGTTCCTGTCACTGCGACTTGCTTTCTGAAAAGGGGAACCGCTTCGTTAGCGCGGTTGCTTTCAAACTGAATTCGCCAATGCTCGTCGTTATCGCGCACTAGTTCTCCCCAAAAATATTTTCCTTCCTCCTCCTCGGGAGAACTGTCGCGCAGTTCATAGAGTTTGCCATAAAGCGTGGTGCCGCCCATTTGGAACTGCGGAGAGCGTAGCACTTCGGTGGATGCAATTGCGGCTTCTCCAAACGTGGCTTCGCGCTTTTTCTTGCCATTCTTAAGTTCAAGCCGCATTTCGGTTTTGTCGGTCCTCTGAATCTCCGCAATCCGGTTGAGATGCCGCACAACATGCCTGCTGATTTCGTCCGGTTGCTTTACCTCGTCGGCACGTCCGCCCATCTTCGCAAGCCAATTCACCGTGCAAATGATCTGCTCTGCTGTCTCCCGGGCGTTCTGCGTGTCTTGTGTAAGCGCAATGTCAACCTGCACGCTGCCTTTTTTGATGCCGCCCACCAATTCAAGGCCGAAATCGCCGGTCGCCCTCTCGATTCCCTTTTCACGCTGAATTTGCCGCCCGACCTCCTGAATCATCAAGCGCACCTCGCGGAGTGCACTAAGGGCGTGGTCAAGCGGCAGCCGGTGCCGTTTGGCGAGTCCTTGATCGAATCTGATGACGAAAATTAAGGAGCGCATGGCGGTCAGACGATACCACAAGTCTGATGCGCGGTGAAAGGTGTTGGTAGCCAGGTGGTCACAAAAAATGTCTTGACATTCTTAGTTACCAATGTTACTATCGTGACGATGGAGGACGCGATGAGACGGTCAAAGCAGATTGACGTGAGGCCATTAAACGTGCGGAATTTTCCTGACGATCTGTACTGGCTGTGCAAGACACGTGCTGCTCAGAGCCGGATGAGCCTCAAAGACTATATTGTGACGGTGCTCCGTCGCGCCGTCTCGGAGGGAATGGAAAAGAAGTCGGCCTAAAACAATAAACCCCGCAGGCAGCGGCTAACTGTCTGCGGGGCAAATCTCCCACGCGGATTCAGCCCGCATGGAAAGACCCGATGCAATTGTCGGACTCTCCGCTGGGATTGTCAAGGAGAGTCCAATGACCTGCATTAGGTGCAAGCACGAAAACGTGAAACGCTTTGGGAGATACGGCAGACACAAGATTCAGCGTTACCGTTGCCAGAATTGCAAGACAACTTTCAGTGACACGCGATTCAATAGGTTTGGCAGCCATTACTTGAGCGTTGATCGGACTGCGGAGGTCATATCCTTGATGGTAGAGGGAATGAGTATCCGTGGCATATCCCGCGTTACTGGAGTAGACCGCAACACGCTTCTTTCTATCCTTGTGACGACGGGAGGGAAGTGTCAGAGCCTTCTTGACACCCGCATCCGTGGCCTTCGACCGAAATATATTCAACTCGATGAGCTTTGGACCTTCGTTTTCAAAAAAGAGAAACACCTTAAGTCTAGTGATTCTAACGAATGGGGCGACGCCTACACTTGGGTTGCTTTGGATGCAGACACGAAGCTGATAATTTCTCACTTGGTGGCGAAGCGCGACGGCCCGAGCGCCCTAAATTTCGTGACCGACCTCAGCCGACGGCTGGCTACTCGAACGCAGATAACTTCCGATGCTTTCAAGCCCTACATTGGAGCCATTGAGGAATGTTTCGGCGCCGATGTGGACTTTGCCCAACTCATCAAACTGTACGGAAAGCCGGACAATGCTGGCCCGGACTGGTACGGTCCGGCCAAGGTCATCGACACGGTATCAAATCCCATCACTGGCAACCCCGATCTCGATCACGTCTGTACCAGCCACGTGGAACGTTCCAACCTGAATTTCCGGATGCACCTTCGCCGATTCACGCGACTGGTTAATGCTTTCAGCAAAAAGCTCGACAACCTGAAAGCAGCCGTTGCTCTGTATGTCGCGTGGTACAACCTGTGCCGTCCGCACATGACATTGAGAGTGACACCTGGAATGGAGGCTGGAATTGCTGACCACGTTTGGAGTATAAGCGAATTGCTGCGAGCGTAGATCATATGGACATATTTACGCCAGGAAAGCGGAGCGAAATAATGCGTCGGGTTCGCTCGAAGGACACAAAGCCTGAAATCGCAGTTCGCGCTTTGGTGTCAGACATGGGGTTTCGGTACCGACTCCACTCCGAGAAACTTTCAGGTCATCCCGATCTGGTTTTCAGCCGATTACATAAAGTAATCTTTGTGCATGGCTGTTTTTGGCACGGGCATTCATGCCGAGCCGCCGACCTTCCAGCATCGAATCGGGATTATTGGAGGGCCAAAAGGACGAGAAACGAAAAGAGGGATACGAGGGTAAGAAAAGAACTAAGGCAACTCGGCTGGAAATCTCTTGTCGTCTGGGAATGCGAAGTCAATGCAAATGGCACCCGCAATCGAATCCGAAGGTTTTTGGAAGGCGGAAATGGCTGAACGGCGATTTACATGGTACGAGTTTTTCGCAGGCGGCGGGATGGCCCGACTCGGCCTTGGGCGCAAATGGCAATGCACCTTCGCAAACGAGTGGTGCCCGAAAAAGGCGCTGGCGTATCGCTCATTTTTCGGGCCATCTCCCGAATTGAAGGTTGAGGATGTGGCGAAACTTTCAGCGGATGACTTGCCAGGCAGATGCGATCTTGTATGGGCTTCGTTCCCTTGCCAGGACCTTTCCTTAGCCGGATCAGGGGCTGGTCTTAATGGAGAACGGAGCGGCACGTTCAGACCGTTTTGGCGACTCGTTAAACGGTTGGTGAGCGATGGACGTGGCCCTACCGTTATCGCTCTGGAGAACGTAGTTGGAACACTGACCTCTCACGGAGGGAGCGACTTCGCCGCCATAGTCGCGGGGTTCGCAGGGATAGATTATAAAGTCGGGGCGTTAGTCATCGACGCGGTTCGCTTCCTACCGCAGTCTCGGCCACGATTGTTTTTGGTGGGCGTTAAAGCCAGCCTTCACTTGAAAAACGGTCTCTACGAACAATCTGCGTCAGGAGCTTGGCACCCGCACTCACTGCTTAGGGCCGTTGACGGCCTTGCAGCCTCTGTTAGATCTCATTGGGTATGGTGGAACTTGCCGATTCCCCAGGCACCGACTTCCCGGCTGGATTCAGTAATTCAGGCGCTTCCTGTCCTGACCGCTTGGCATAGCGACGCGGAGACAAAAAAAGTCCTTGATCTGATGCGCCCTTTGCATCGGGCTAAGGTGGCGAAAGTAAGCAAGCTCACGGGTCGGCATGTCGGAACCATCTACAAGCGCACCCGTCCAAACCGTGAAGGGATTATGAAGCAGTGCGCCGAAGTACGATTTGACGGTATTTCGGGATGCCTGAGAACTCCCGTGGGCGGGTCAAGCCGTCAAACAGTTATCATCGTCGAGAACGGCTATATTCGTACAAGGCTCCTGTCCCCTCGGGAGGCCGCGCGGCTAATGGGCGTCCCTGACGATTACCCGCTTGCGAATAACTATAACGAAGCCTATCATGTCTTCGGCGACGGCGTTGTGGTTCCAGTCGTTGGCTGGCTAGAGAAATATCTCCTGCGGCCTTTGGCGACCTCCGGCGAGTTGCAGTCTGTCGCTTAAAGCTGGCCGTCAAACCTTGCGCTACAGAGCACCCCACATCATCGGTGGTCCACCATCGGAGCTGGACTTCGAGAAGGCGTTGATGTTTTTCCACGCCTATATGTACGGTCCGCTTCACGGGAAACTAAGATTGTATGCTGCGCGCCAAGTCCGGCCTCCGGGCGTGGCAATGTCCTCTGATTGGGAGGTGTTCGCTTCCATCCTGGTGAAGGATGTCGGTAAGAAACTGGCGGCTGGTATCGACTTATCAGAGTATGAAGTTAAATCGTCCCAAGACGGCGGCAACTACGAGTATCAGTATCACAAGAACACCGGCAAAGCCAAACTAAAGCGAGACTCGGAAGTTGGCCATCTGTTTTTCGACCATCGGGATAACCTTCGCCGTGTGGACCTGCGCTACGCCCACGGCAGTTCAATGAAAGCGTTCTTCAGCAAGTGGCTCGCCCAATATCCTGACCCGTACCCACAACGGTACCGAAAGAACGTTCCCTTTCAGTGGGTCAAAGACAACGGTACCTTGTTGATGACCTTAACGGACGGCGAGGTAACTTTTCCCGAGACCAAAAAATCAGCAACATAAATTCAGCCAGTACCGCCTCGACGGTAATGTCTTGAATGTGCGTTGATGAAAACTAATACTGCTTATCGTTGAGCCAGTCCCATGCATCCTTCGGCAGCCATCCCTGATGTTCCGCAGTAATCCTCACCACCAACAAGTTATCAGCCCTCTGGATGTGAGGGAGTAAGAAATTTGCATATTCGTTCGCTGAGTAAGAAGTCGCCACAATGTAAACATAAGGAAGAAAGTGCCACCACTGATGCGCGTTGTTTTTTACTGCCTCGAAAAAAGAGGAATAGTCCTTCAACTTATTCTTCAACTCGTAAGTGATGAGAAGAATCCTCATTCGACGGGCTCCGTATGAGAGCTTATCTGGGTCTGATCTTTTGTTGATGGCAGTTTTTCAAATTCTGATTCTGTAAAGATTTTCTTTTCAGTACCAAGTTCAAATTGCCTCTCTTTTCGATGGCCTAATTCACCATAGGTCGAATTGTTCGTGGGGCGACATGCAGATGCCAAATCCAGAGTTGCATTTGACACACCCCCGTGCTACTCTAGTGTTTGTCAGCACAAAGAGTGTGACGCTCGCTGCCAGGCGAGCGACTCGAACTCTCCGGGAGTTGCTTTGCGGGCGTTCCCGGCGAACCTGCTAGGCCCAAGTTCTCAGAGGGCCAGCGAAACGCGCCTCAAGAATCGTTTCGCTGGCCTTTCTGCTTTCTGCGGGTAGGCTTCCACCGCAACGCATTCAAAATACTGCCTTAAAATAGGGCGTGTCTATCGGGGTTTATTGGGGGGAAAATGGGGGAGGAATGGGGGAAACAGGGGAAAACTGAAGGCGACTACTGCCACTTTGGAGGACGTGGTTTGGATTTGTATTCATTGGTTTCAGCGTCACATTCCCAATGAGCCTGAAGCGTTTCGGAGCCTAGTATGGCTCGAAATTCTTTGGCAAGGTCTCGCCAGAAATCAGAAGAGGCCATCGCTCCCTCAGCGATGCCCTTAAAGGGGAGTAGCCGCCAGCGGGTAGGGTTCCCGTTTGTCGCCTGGCCGGGCTAGGCGGCCACCAAAACTTTAGCAGGAATTCAGGTCGGTTGTTCGGATTTCTTGCGCGGCCTGCCGCCCCGGTGGGTCTTGCGGGCGGCGGCCATCTGGCGATAATGTTCAGGCCCATGGCGTTTGGCCGTGGTACTGCCCCCTTTGTGGCCAAGGGCAGCGGCGGAAGAGACTCCCTCTTGTTTGCTGAGGTCATCGGCCAAAGCTAAGGCAGCGGAGAGCAATTCGCGGCATCGTGGCGTCCGGTTCTGTGGCAAGGGCTCCGTAGTGGAAAGAAGCAAGTCCACCTCGGAGAGCATGTTTTTCAAGGCTTCAATGCTATCGCCGTTCGAATTGTTTTTCATGCTTCCAAGTTAAAACTGGGCAGGAAGAGAATCAAGAATTATTTGGACGGCTTCAACGCACTTTTAAGACACTACCGCCTCGACTTGCCGCTTGACGAATCAAAAAAACCCGTCTATACAGCTTTCGGGTTGCCTATCACCGTAGCTCAGGAGCGACATGCACAGTCAGGCGATGCCGCCGGGCCGCGAGCGGCACAATAGGATTGTCAAGCTGTATCGTGAGGGCATGACGATCCATGAAATAAGTCTGCGCTTCGGCTTGTCCTATTGGACGATCCGCAACGAGTTGCTGGCAGAAGCCAATGGGGGAAACCTGCCCAAAGACCCCAAGAAGGGCCTCGATTGGCGAACCGTTGCGATTACGGCTCAGTGAGCGGGTGCCGCCGGGGGACTTGGCGCAGGCGCATTCGGCTTAACTCGCATGAGCCAGCCCGTGGGCGGCTTATTGGCGCCGAGGTCCCACTGGAGGGACCAGCCATCCTCAGCTTTGAGCCCAGCGGCCGCAAGTTCACTCGCTTGCAGCGCCGCGAAATCCTTTTGGAAGGCAGCGACTTCTTTGGCAAGGTCTTGAAGGCGGTCCCAGCCCGGCCGACTTAGCGGCCTGGTTTCTATTGGCTGTGAGGCAGGCTGTTGGCCTTGGGCCAAGTCATCCCATACGGTCGCCAAGAGCAGCGCGACGACCATCAACACCCCCACCGCAATGAACTTCTCAAAGCGTGTCATGGCAGCTCCTTGTTGTCAGAAAAATAGAATTTCTTCGTGTGAACAGTCTTGACCAGACGGACTTCCACCCACGCAATATCTTTGAACTCCCCTCGCCATTTGAAACCACCGATGGCTGTGGGAGCACCGTCCATTATAGGTTGAACATCAACTTCGGAAAGCAGGATTACGTGTCCAGGCAGTCCAGGCAGAGCGGTGTGATAAAAAGCCGTGACAATGGCTTGGTCGGCATTGCTGTTTTGCACTTCCAACCCATATAGGACTGAGGGGCCGGTGCCGTAGGGCTGTAGCGTAATAGTCGGTTGGGTATTGGTTTGCCCGCAGACTTTGGCCGCCAGGCAAACCAGCGCGAAGATGACGGTGAAGGTGACGGCCAGAATCGTCAAGATTTTGCATTTATTTTTCATTTTCCCTCCTTGTTGAACCGGCGTATAGCGTGAATCTTGGGCGGAAATTGTGCTTCCAAATGAGATAGGTGACGATCTCACTGAACAACGTCTTGCCATCCGCCAAGTTTTTGGGTGAAGTTAGTTCGAAGCGGAGCATGTATTTAGAGGCGTCCGGCCAGGCCGGACCGTGGTGCTCTTGACGAATATCGCTGATAGCACGATCGGTGGCAATGCGCCGGCCCGTCCTTCGGGAGAATTGGTCGAGGGGCGAACAGCGAGCGATGCCGATGCGCAAGGACACCCTGAATTGCAGCGGGCCACCTACGCTTTCGGTGGGAAACACTGGGTCCACCATCACGGCAAACGTGCGCCTATCGCGGATGGGCTGGCCGAGCGGGTCGCGGTGTGCTTCGTGAAAGATGTAGATTCGGGATTCGTGATCCATAGTCTCTCTCCTTGTAATCACAAAAGGTTGATGGTGTGGGACAGGATACGGCGAGCGAATCGCGGCATTCCCCAGGCATCCTGCGTGTTCGCTATCCCGTGATAGCGCGTGATTAGCTCTAGGTGCGCCAGGGATATGTGGCGCTGTTCGTCTCGCCAAATGTCGTGATACGCAAAATCGTAGCACGCCCCTTTAGGGGATTCCCAAGTTAGCGCGTCGCAGCAATGGAGCCTAACGCGCCGGTTCGACTGGAATTCATGGCCGATGATGCGAAGGATTTGCCGATCGATCTCCACCACGTCGATAACGTCAACATCGGAATTTGCGAGCAGTCCCCGGACGACGCACCCGAGGCCCAGGCCGGTAATTAGCACGCGGCCGTGAGCAGCGAGCCGGATCGGCAGATGGCGGCGAAGTTCCGTGATGCCGTCCTCCATGACCGTCTCGCCGTCCTGGTGGAGCGTGGCCATGGTGAAGTGTTTGAGAAATGTTACGCTGTCGAAGGCGGCATTGCGCTGCCATTCGAGGATTTGAAATAGAGGCCAAGAACGGTTGAAGCTCTGACGGGTGATTGACCAAAGGCCGAAAATTTGCGGCTTCAAGCGCTGTGGGACTCGTGAGGCTTCGATGTAGTCGCTAGGTTTCAGTCGCGCAGTGTTATTCATGTGGTTTCTGCCGAACGTGAAATATTGAAGGCTCGCAGCACGGGTCCCCTCTTTCGTTAGTCTTCATTAAACAACAGGTTGGTCTTTTTGCTCTTCTGGTTTCTTAAGCAAACACAGAATATAACACTCGTTGAGCAAGAATTCGTCACCAGTTTGCAACGCTCGTTGAGCGATTCGACAAAGAGAAGCTCGAATCATATCCAGTCCGATAATTAACCCATAGCAGGCCCATCCTTGCTCCTGCAAGCTGTTTGCACATTCTCTTATAATTGCTCCAGCCTCGACGCGCATTGTTGCTTTTTGCACTTTAGTCTCCTTTTCCAGCGCTAGAATCATCGGTGTCCAATGTGCCATTTCTTGCAGAATCGGCAGCGATAGGCTTGAAGCCATTCGCCGCCTTTGGCACGGTGCAGCCGCACCGCCGCCTGAAGCGCGGTTTCCAGCGTGTCGTGCTTTTGCTTGCGACCGCACTTGCGGCGGCGGATAGCCCGTCGGCTGCTCACAGATCTCCTTTCACTTTGGGTTTCTTGCGCGGCAAGGGCTCTTCATCTTCAATCTCGAAAGGCCCACGGCTGCCGTGCACGAAAATCACGAGCAGCGCCACGAGAAGCCAAAGTACAAAACCAAAGACCAGCCACTTCATGTCAGCCCGCTTTCTTCGTGGCCTTCTTTTCTTTGTCGAAGGCTAATACGCATTTCGGGTTGGAACACACTCCGGGCTTCCAGCCGCGACCGTGTCCGCGTAGCTTTTTGGGCTTAACGATGGGAATTATATATTTGACTACCTTTCTTATATTTCGTCATAGGCATCAGCCTGTTGAAAATTCCGTGGAAATCAGGCGGGCGCTAGTTTCCTCGCCTCGCGTTTCTTGCGCCGGATTCGGCGCTTCTCTGCCTTCGTTTTCGGCTTCGGCTTGTAGGCCAAAACCGCGTCGGTTATCCGATTCAGTGCCTCGCGGTCTTTCTCTTCGCAAGGGTCAAATTGATAGTCCTCTTCCGGGTCACGCATTGTTCCCTCTCTGTCTCAGTAAATTCGACGCGCAGTCAGTTCGCGCTCGTCGCAGGAATGTTTGTCGCCTAGCACATGCCCCATACCTGCCGAGCACAGCCGCACGACGCGGCGATAGATCACGCCTCCTCGCACCGATTCCGACACGGCGTAGACAGCCGTGCTGGTCGTGCGAAAAATCGTTGCTATCTCAGATTGATGTTTGCTCATCCGATTACCTCCTCTCGATCTTCTCGCCTGCCCCTCATTTCACGTCGTGCTGCTACGGCATTGGTGCTTCTCCCGTTGTCAGGAGTCCGCTGCGACGATTGACGAGGACCGCCCGTAGCCGTGGTGTCGGCTGTGGCAGGCGAGAAACTTGTCAGTTGAAACGTGCTGATCGTGGAACGGCTCATGTGATTCCTCGCTGGAAAGTGGCGAGTTACGTACCGCCCCTCGCTACCACGCGAGCGCTCCGGTTACGCGGAGACGCGCTCGGCACGCTTCGCGCAAACGGCAGAGCATGAACCATGCCGACTTCTGTGTGACCCCGATCTCCTTCGAGAGTTGCATCGAAGAGATGCCCTTGCGGGCGGTCACGAGCAAGTACATCGCGTAAATCCATTTATTCAGCGGTATGTGGCTGCGCTCAAAGATAGTCCCCGTGCGGATGGTGAAGTCCAGTTTACAAGCGTTGCAACGATAGAAGCCGCCCTTGCGCGTCGTGATCCGCTCGCCGGAGTGGCAGTCCGCGCACTTGACTCCATCCCGCCAGAGCCGACCTTCGAGGTAAACGCGGGCAGACTCTTCGTTGGGGAACATCGAAAAGACTTGGTAGGTGCTGATGGTCAGGTGGTCATTCATGTAAGCCTCTTGCCGCGTTACGTAGCGGCCCTGGCTACCACGCCAGACGCCCCGCTTGCGCGGAGATTACTCTTGTTCCAACTCTTCTTGAATGATTTCATCTGCGAGTGCCTGCCTGCCCTGCCGCAGGCCAGCCTCAAAGGCATCTTTGCGGGGGTCATCAAGATGTATGTCTTTAAGTGTCTCCATTTGCTCGTCGCTGATTTCATCCGCCTGCCAAGCGGGCTCGACAAGAGTCAAAAAGAACTCTTCGCCGCTGATGGCGGCCAGGGGCAGCGTGGTAGCAGGCTGTTTCGGTCCCAATGGATTTTCCCCGAACGGTCCATCCTCATCGTGATGTCCGCACTCATAGCCAGCCTCGCGTGCTGCCCGCACAGCATTGCAGCGTTGCGAAAGCGTCAAGTCGTTGTAGTCTTTTTCAAGATGCAATTCGTTCATGTTATTCTCCTGCGGCTGGTAGCCGCTTGCTTTATCTCGTTTTGTTTCTCTCGCCTTCATGTGCTTATAGTAGACTACTCCCCTGCGGGAGTCAAGTACTTTATTCGTATTGTTTTGAGTCAGTTGCAAGGCGCTTTCCGTAAGATGCCGAAACTCTATTTCCTTTGTTTTGTGAGGCATGGTAGTTAAGTATATAAATCCCTTAACGATCCAGGCGCACGGGCCTTCGTCCGTGGCGCCTTTTTGCGTTCGTTCGCCAACCGCGTCTTGCGCTTTTCGATGCTGGCCAGGCGCTTTGCGTCCCACTCGGCCAAGACGGGGGCGAGCACCTTGTCAACCTTGAGGCCGTAGGCTTCGGCAACCTCGCCGACAAGTTTCTTTTCGGTGTTGTGCTTATTCGCAATGTTGTCGGCGATTGCGAAATCGAGCAGGAGCCGGAGGAGTGTGGCGTGGTCGGCTTCCTTGAACAGGGGGAATAGGTTTCTCCCACCCCAGCCGATGCCTTCCTTTTTGCGCTTGGGCAACCACACGGATTCGAGATATTCACTGCCGTCTTTCTGCGGACGCAGAGCTTCACAGGCTTTGGTGACGGCGAAGCGCAGGGCATCAGGCGGCATGACATGCGCAAGGGCGGCGGCAGGAGGGATGGCTTTGAGATATTCGTCCTGCCGCTGGCGTAAGGCTTCATGCAGCCCGAGCCGGCAGGCCCTGGCCGTGCGGCGTTTCCAGAGTTCATCTTGTTGCTTGACGCGCTCCGGGTCCATCACGCCGGGTTCGCGGGGCGACGTGATGCGGCGTGAGCCGGTGTGGGTCTTGCATTCCTTGGCAGTGCACACGTGCATGGTTGAACCGACCTGGTTGGGGGCGCCCATGACAACGATGGCCAATTTGGTGTCTTGGCAGGCATCTTTAGTGCTCGAGCGATAGCCCTTTTCAGTATTCCAATAGCTGTAGGGCGCCAGGTAGTTCTGTTTTTCCGCTTGTTTCTGCTGGGCTTCGGTTAGGTCGTCACTCACCACGATTTTGATCGCTTCGGGATGCTCTTTCTCGCGGATTTGGATGAGAGCCTTGGCCTTCGATTCATAGCAGGAGGGGTCGGTGCAGATGTTGTCCGCGCCCTGTGCGGTGAATTCAGGAAAGAGCAGGAGATTGGTGCCGGTGCGCTTGGGGCAGAGCAGGCAGCTTCCGGCTTTCGGCACAAGTTGGGCGGACGCGGGGTCAAACGCAGCCTTGGCGAGATTGAGATAAACGTAGCCATGGAGCCAGTGGTCGAGGTTGCCCATGTGAAAAGCGTCGGCAATGTCATAATCTTCCTGGTCGCTTTCCTTGCAGTGCTCCTCGAAGTACGCTTTTTGAATCGTCGCTGTGAGGCGGGACAGGCGCAGGGCAACGGATACAGGCAGGTCGCCAGCGAGGGCATATTTGTGGTAGGACTTGACGAGGCGGTGCAGGGACAGCCGGCTGGCGACGTAGCCAAGGGGCTTGCCGACTTTCGCGGCAATATCTTCTTGGCTCTGCCCGCGGTCCAGAAGCGCCTGGAATCCTTGGGCTTCATCGAGGTAATGGAGATCAGCACGGTGGAGGTTCTCAACAATTTGCGCTTCCATTGCCTCCTGGTCGGTCATTTCGCGCACGACGGCGGGGATGGTGTCTTTTTTGGCGAGAGCAGCGGCCGCGAACCGGCGGGAGCCACAGACCATTTCATATTCGTAGCCGTTTTTCTTGGGGATCGGCCGGAGCAGTACGGGCTCCAGCACGCCCTTTTGGATTACGGACGCGGCCAGCGATTCAAGCTCGCTGGTATTGGTCTGCTTCCGGGGGTTAAGGGTAGACGGTGCGATTGCGGACAATGGGATTTCGAAAACACTCAAGGTTCCTTCCTTTCTGGCGCGGATGCGCCTTGGAGGGATATGTCGTTAATTTCGTCGTCTGCAAAATCGGCGATGCGGGCTAGGGCACGTGAAGAGATTTCTTCCGGGCAGCGAAGCGTGTTGAAAAAGTGCAGGAAGCGACTCACTTCCTGCATACGCCCGTTATTATAGGCACTGGTCTCTAATTTTTTGAGACTTGATCTGTTCATTTAGCCTCCGGGAACTGAAGCAGGGCATTTTCCCACGCTTGGGCAGGAGTCTGCTTGTGGATTTTTTCGAGGTGGAGGCGCAGCCCGAATCGGGCGCGGGTCTTGGTGTCCCAATGCTTGCGAGGGTTGTAATCAACGCGATGAATCCAATTGCACTCTGGACACGAGGCGGTAACGCTTGAGTATTGGTTCACGGTATTACTCCGTCCACGACGGCGAATCCAGCGAAATGCCCGTTGTTGACCAACAACTCGTCTAATTCGCCTTCCGAATCGAAATAGAAAAGGCGACGGTCGCCGAGTATCGGGGCGAGTTTTTTCACGACTTCTTCGGCGTCATTCGTAACCGTAGGATAAACATTCCACGGCCCGATGTCGCGGATAAGTAGATGTCTGGCCGTGTCTTCCACGATAGCAAAGTTAGCATGTTTGCCCATGATTATCTCCGATCCTCCTTCGGATGGAATTTACGGAATACAGTATTGAATTGCTTTGGTAGGTCTGTCAAGCGAAAAATTCGGTTTGGACGGCGAGCGATTGGTTCTTGAGAATCGCGATAGCCTCGTCGGCCAACGCTTCGGTGAGCCCTTTACGGAAGCCTGTGCGGACGAGGTGAGGTTCGAGCGGTCCCATATCGCGGTCATCGTCGAGAATGACGAACTGCTTGATGCGCGGATGTCGGCGCAGCCATGCGAGGATTTCCTCACCACGAATCATGCCTGGCAGGACGGGCGTACTGCCGATAAATTGGCCGAGTACGCCCCAGCGGAGTAGGATGCGGGCGAGCCCGCGATTGGTGAGACTTTTGCGCCAATCACTGGAAATCACGATAGCGGCGCCGGTGGTGTGGATGATGCGATTCAGGGCCGTGATGCAGAGCGGGTCAGCTACGGCTTGGAGGCCCGACGGGCATCCAGGGCGAAACGACCATGAGTTGGTCAAACAGCCGTCGATGTCGAGAAAAATGACGCGCATGGGTTTTCCTTGTGATGTATTTATTCATTTCTATGGTCGAATGCGTAAGGATGTTACCGTGATGCGTCAGCACAATCGGGAAATTTTGACAGTGGAGCAGGCCGCAGAGTTACTTCAATCGAGTCGTGTAATGATCTATAGGTTGATCGACACTGGAGATCTGAAAGCCTCTCGCATTGGCGGTAAGTATTTTCGGATTTCCAGAAACGAATTGATAAGACTCTGCGAGGCCGGGCACGACCACAAAAGGAGAAGGAACTAAAAACACAACCGCCAGCGAATGTCGTTTATCAGGCGGATTCGCTGGCGGTCGAATCGAGACGTTATGACGAGTACAACGTCCCACGTGTGTAATCTACACTGTCGGTCCCCACCAGTCAAGAGCAAACGCAAGGCTCAGGCCGTCTTAGCGTTGTACTTGGCCCACCGTGCTAGGACGGCCTTCCTTGCGCTTTCGCTGAGAAAAAGAACTGAAATCTGAGAGTTTAGAGCTGACCCGTCAAGCACATGGTCAGGCGCGCGATGATTTCCGGTATCGGCGTATTCACGTTGCCAAAGAGATAAAAGAGATTCGGACCATGGAGCTGGAAGGTAATCCACCCTTTCCTCTCGGATGGATTGAGGCACTGCCAGACGATTCGTGGCACTGCGGCGTCAAATCGGAGGCGCAAAACCTTCATAGCTACGCCATTTTCAAATCTCTGAACTTCCAAGGTTGCGCTTGTCTCTGTGTACCTAAAGTCCATGGATGTGACGCTGGCCATCTGTTCGCACTCAGCCTTGACCTTCTGCTTGAAGATTTCCCATTCATCCTCTGCTAGCGAATCAATAGCCTTCCATTCTCTGTCGGTCATGGGTTAACCCTAACAGAATTTTTTTGACAGAAGCAAGAACTTTCCTGGCCTAAATTGAAAATACACCCTTTTTTCATGGCGTGCTTGTCTTTGCCCTAGGGCAGCAGTATGATGCGCGTCGTAACGCTAGGCGCATACGCCGCACCGTGGAGGTGCTCCATGAACACGTCTCAAGTATCCTGCCCAAAGTGCGGGGCCAACACGGTGCAGGGTCAGTTGGTCCCGATGAAAAATGTTGCTGCTGGCTTGCTGACAGCATTTCTGACTGAGGATATGGCCGCCAGTGTTCTAGTAGCGCAGAATGGGAAACTCACAGTGCAGGCTTTTTGCCTTTCCTGCGGTGCCGTGTGGCTTCCGTTCCAGGAGTATTTGGTCCATGCTGTACGGGGCGAGCATGGCGATTCTGCTCGAAGCCGCGCTGAGCAGGAACTCAAGGCAATAATAGCGCGGGGCACGGGATTCAAGCTCGTTTCGAACGAGGCTAAAGAAATGGCGACCTGGGCGCAGTCAGTACTCTCGGCTGCGCACCAACATTAGCAGTGCCAGCGGAGCCCGCAAGCTCAAGTGCGCTCCACAGCCCTAAAAAATTCAAACTGTACCACTACCGGGCAGACGGTGCCGGCCTGGGCGCCGCAGTTCAGGCAGAAGCCTTTGTTGTCGATTGCGCCGCCACAGGCAACGCAGGTGTAGGGGTTCACGGATTTCTCCTTTCGGATTTCCGCGAGTCGGCGGTTCACGGTGCGGTCGTACTGGCCGCTGGCGCGATACCAGAACACGCGGAGAGCTTGGATTTGGGCTAACACGGTTTTGCTCCTTTCTCAGACTCGGAATTTGCGCACGGCTGACTGCAATGAGCGGCGTGCTGGCATTGCGCGCAGCTTTGAACTGACTGAGGAAGTCCACGGTGATTCTCCTTTCGAGAGATTTTAATTGATATAACGGGGTTGTTGGTGAAGAAACGAAAGTTGCAGGGCGCTGAGACCAGAAACGGTTCTCAGCATAATATCGACCAAGATGGCCATGACCACGTTAGGGTCGCGGCTTTGTTGGACGAGAAGGGATTCTTGGGTGGTCACGAGGTTTGTCCTTTCGCTTTGCTCTGCTACGGGAAGATGATGTTCAGAGGCGCTATCAAGTGTGCCCTCAGCCTGTCGCGCTGATGACGGTTGCCAGTGGGCTTATTCGCTTGTGGATTGGGTAGTGTCCTAAAATTGCGTTGACGGGACTCTTTGGAGCAAGGGCTCCGCACGGCTCCTACCGAGCCGCAAACCTTCGGAAAGTATGTTGATAGCGGCATTATGGTCTCTGTCGATCACCAAACCACACCGGGGGCAACGATGAACGCGGTCCCACAAGGCTTTCGGAACTTCCGTTTCGCATCCCGAACATCGCTTCGTCGTCCCTCGGGGATTGACCGGCACTGCCCACTTGCCAGCGTTCGCAGCTTTGTAGGTGAGTTGCCAGAGCAGAATTCCCCACGCCACCGACAAGATGTTCTTATCGAACTTTCCATTGATCATACTGGAGATGTTCAGCTTCTCGAAAGCGACAAGGTCGAAATTCTCCATCAGCCGCTTCGAGAGGTGGTGGCAAAAGTTCAATCGGCGATTCGCCACGCGCTCGTGCGCCCGCCTCAGTTGCTCTTTTGCTTTGCGCCGATTCCGCGATCCCCGCTTTTTGGTTGCCAATTCGCGGTTCCTGCGTGCGATTTCCGCTTCACTTTCCTTCACCCATTTCGGCGCGTCAATTATCTGGCCATCCGAGAACGTGAGAAAGTGCGTCAAGCCCAAATCAATCCCAATAGCCGAAGATACAGGCTTCCTCTCGGGAACAGGGCCGCATTCACAAGTGATCGAAACCCTCCAGCGTTTCCCGCTGCGCTTTATGGTACAGTGCTTCGGCGTGCCTCGCATTTCGCGGTGCATCCGCATCCTGAAGCCGCCCATCTTGCTCACAATGATGGTTCCCCCTTCAACCTTGAAGGTTGGAGAAGACATCGCCAGAGAGTCATAGCGGTCCCGCAAGCGGAAACGTGGGAACCCTGGCTTCTGGCCTGCCTTGCACCTTCGGAAAAACGCCTGAAACGCTCTGTCCACCCGGCGAATCGGCTCACGCACCATATCGACGGGCAACTCTGCGACATCCATCCGAATCGCTCTAATTTCGGTGAGTTCCTTAGTTTGGTCAAAAGCGGTTACACTCTTGCGACAGCGCTTCCAAGCCTCACGCCTTTCCTGAAGAGCCGCGTTGTAAACCTCACAGGACACAGCCAAAGCCGATTCAAGCAAACGAATCTGTCTTTTTGTAGGGCGGAGTTGAAACTGATAGGTGCGGCGGATTATACTTTGGTTGGTCATCGGATGCCTCGACATCCTTTGGCTTGTGGCTGGCAGGGTTACGGCCCTCCAGCCACTTCTTAGTTTAGCAGTTTCAAGTATGTTGTCAACGCAATTTTAGGACACTACCGGAAATTGCTGTACGCGGAGGTCGGGCGGCCAGCGCGCGGGTTTATCTTGCTTGTCTGGGTGCCCCCCAAGCTGCTTCAGGAAAAACGGCGTGTGGGTCGGCGCCAGATCCTCGCGGACCAGCCTGGCCCAGTTGGGGTCAAAAGGACGGCAGCCAGCGCAGGATTCACCACCTCCAATCACCCATAGCGACGGCATACGCTGAGCGTAGGGTATAAAGTTGATGTACCCAAGCGCCGGCTCCCACGACACGCCGTGAACCACGGCGGGGATCGCGGCGATGGCATCTAGTCGCCACAGGTATTCGCGGCTTTCCACTGTGGTCATTATCCAAACGTTTGGACGGGGATTCTTCAGCCAACGCCGAGGCAACATCTTGCGGTAATCCTGGGGCCGTTTCGTAAGCAGAAGCCAGTCGAGCCAATATGTGGCGTCGATTAGTTCCCAGAGTAGCTCGCGGGCGAGATTGAGATTGACAGGACGGGCGCCCCAAGCCTGCGGCCAACCGGTTCCCCACCACTTCCTGGCGCGTTCTTGCGCGGGCGGTGCACCGGAGTAAATGATTTCGCCTTGCCAAGTGTCGAGGATGTCGCACATGGAGCCGCAGAAGACGCGCTCACGTTCACCCTGACTTTGGGCGCGCTGATTCCAGCGCAAGGGTTCTCTCCAATGCTTCTCGCCAAAGAACAGGCGCGGCGCATTTTGGTTCCAGTCGTAACCAAGCCGGTGCGCCAGCTCCATGGCGTAGCAATGGTCGCAGCCCGGGGATACTTGCGTGCAAACCCACCAAGGGTTGAATGTATGGTGCGTCCAACTTATCTTGGAGTTCTCGCCCATTATTCCACCGCTCCCTGGGCGAGCTCGGCATTGGCGCGTTCCACGGCGGCCAAGACCACAAAATCCGTCAGCGTTGGTTTCGCGGTGGTGCGGGGCGACTTGCGGTAGGCTTCGAGGCGCTTGTTCACCACGGCACGCACCTTGGCGATTTCGTCCGAGCGGAAGCGCAGATGCATAACTTCAAAGCCTGCGTGGTCCGGCATCCTTTTGGGTCTTTTCATTCCGTTGCTCCTCTGATTGTCCTTTCCGGCGTGAGCCGGACTGTGGCCCGGCTCACGCCATAATGTAGCTTGGTTGCATCCTGCCGTCAAGCCTGCATCGGCATGATGACGTACTCGTATCGGTAATCGAGTTTCTGCCCAAGGAAGAAAAAAGCTTCCAGGTAAGGCTTGGCGAGGAAGGTCGCTAACACGGCTTTTGGTCGTTCGAGTCCAATAAAGTCGCTCAAGGTTCGGCCCCGGTATTTCTCCGCGAGCCGCAACGGGAAAGTCAGTTCGGTTTGCAAATGTTGCAGTCCTCCTTCAATATAGCTTGGCAGCTATCTTACGGCTATATTGTAGCAGCACACAGGAGGAAAGCAAGGGAATTTTCTAGCTGTGCGCTTATATGCCGTGAAAGGGCTTGACAGGCGCGGTATAATGGTGGTGATTTGTTGGTAGGTACGTCAATCGCAGAGGGCCGATGAACGAAACGGAGATTGAGTTGCTGCTGGAGACCGAGGTGGCGGCGGCCCGCGACGGGGTCGAGCTGAATGCGGCGCTGGATGCCTGGCTCTACCGGCTAGCGCTATTGAAGGAAAAAGGAAATGATCGGGCAGCGCAAATTTAGGATCGAGGAAATAACGAGAATGTTGGGGCCCGGCGCAAGCGGGCACGCGGTCATTTACGAGTTGGAGCAGTTCACCGTGACGCGGACGGAGATCCAGGACTTGCACTATGGGCATTCCTACAACGGCTACGATTCAACTGGATTCGCTGGAAGGCTGAGGGTACGATGCTGTCAGGAACGCGGAGGGTGGTGAAGCCGTGATTCAGGAAATCAACTGGCCTACGGGCGATGAGACAGTCGCGCAAGTGGCGAAGCTGACGGACACGATCTTATTGAGTCTCAGTCGTGGGAAGGATTCTGTCGCGATGTGGGTTGCTTGTCGGCCGTATTTTAAGCGCATCGTGCCGATTCATATGTCCTATCTGCCGGGCCTGCACTTCGTGGAAGATTATCTCGATTATTTGGAGGATAAGTTAGGCAGCAAAATTGTGCGGATGATGCACAACAACACGATCACGGCCTTGCGTGAATTCATCTATCAGCCGCCCGAACGCTGGCCGCTTCTCGATGCGCTTGACTCACATTGGCCGCGTTTCTACTGGTTCGACAAGGCGCGGGTCGCACTCAAACAACAATTGGATCTCCCGGAGCACGCCTGGGGCGGATTTGGGATTCGCACAGAGGATTCGATGCTTCGCGGGTTTGTTCTCAACAAATATGGGCCGCTCAACTTCGAGAGGCACGAATTCAAGCCGATTTGGGACTGGCCGTTGGCACGAGTGCTCAGCACGATTCGGGACGCAGGCATCAAGTTGGCTGTTGACTACAAGTTTATGGACCGGTCGTGGGAAAATTTCGATTATAAGTATTTGGTTAATATTGAGCGATTCTTTCCCGAGGATTTTGCACGCATCAAGAAAATCTTTCCGATGGTGGAGGCGGAATTTGCGCGGCACGAATTCGCAGTTCAGCACAGGGCAGTTGGACTATCTGGACAAGCTGTTAGGGAAGGATCACGCTGACGGCGCCGGATTGGAATTCATTACAGACTTGCTGCCCGAGAGCTTAAACGAGAGCGTGCGGCTTGACAAGAAATTTAAGGCTGACGCTTGGCTGCGGCAAGGGCTGGAAGCGCTGGCGCGGCTGGAAAAGGCGCTTGATGAACATAAACCCAGAAAGGAGTTTTGGGCAGGCGCAACCCCGTACTGGTTTTGCGCGGTCTTCGAGCGCCAGGAGCAGAAGGAGGTCTTCATTGAAAAGGCGTGGCCGACGGTCCATGCGGAAGGCATGGACAAGTACATTGATGGCATCGGGTTGGCGCGGGATTTAGGGATTATTCTACCCGCGTGTACGGCCAAGGTCATAAACCCCAGCGGTCAAGACGAGGAAATTCTGGCTGTGAGCGATAAGTTGATACTGCCCGCGGAACTGGAAAAGGCGGAGGCCGACCGCAAAGCACAGATCGCGGCGACAAAGCGTGACAGCATATTTAAAGCCGCACAGAAACGGCGCGCTTATCTTGATATGGTGAATGAAAAAGAGTACTGGTTCTGCGTGTGTTTCGGAAGCTTCGAACAGCGAGATTTCTTCATCGAAACTCTGTGGGCAGGGGAGAAACTCTATCGCGGAAGTTACTTGGACGGGATGAAGCTGGCAGCGCGCATGGGGATCGCCTTACCCTTACTACCGTTTCCTCCCAGCACGGTAAGGCTGCGAGCGCAACTCGCGGAGTTGGCGATGACGCTCGAAGAGGCTGCGGAATTGGCAGCGCGGCGCCGGGCACGGCAGGAGATTGAACGGAAAAGTGCGAGAGCTAGGCGTACCCGCACAACGATTCAGGCTGGGTGAGCCTGCAAGACTGGGAAACGATCCTAGTGCCCCACATTCTAAAGGATTACCCGAAGGCTTATGGAACATACCATTTGACGCACGCAGTGGAGGTGACATGAGTACAGAGCTCACGGTGAAGGAACGTCCGATAATCTTTTCTGGCCCGATGGTTCAAGCTGTTCTTGAGGGCCGCAAGACCATGACGAGGCGGGTTTGCCACCCCCAACCTTGTCCAGAATTTCTGGCAAGAGGCGCGGTTGCGGTAGTTCCTCAATGGCCATTGCAAGACGGCGTAAGATGGTTTATGGCTGATGGTTGTTCTGAACTCATCAAATGCGCCTACGGGAGGCCAGGTGACCGGCTTTGGGTGCGAGAGACCTTTCGTGAAGTGGGCGAAGCGAAGGCCGAGGAATTACGTTGTGCGTGGGCTTATAGGGCTGACGGAGAACACGGTAATGTCCTGCGCTGGAAGCCTGCCATTTTCATGCCTCGCTGGGCCTCGCGGCTGACGCTGGGCATTACCGCTGTGCGGGTCGAGCGATTACAGGATATCACAGAACAGGATGCTATAGCCGAAGGGGTGCCGCGCCACGACTCACGGTACTTGGGAGGCGATTGGCTCCGCCGCCTTGCTGGGCCAATCTTGGCTTTTGCGGACATTTGGGACTCTATCAACGACAAGAGATGTCCTTGGTCAAGCAATCCTTGGGTGTGGGTCATCTCGTTTCGGAGAATTCGGATGTAGTTCCGCCCCGCGCGCAGCGCGGGGGATGAAGCTTCAAAAAAAATAAACCTTGACCTCTCACACTCTCCTATGTACCGTGACTTTGGTTTTGCGTAATTAGGCTGGAGGTTTAGGAACATGCAACTCAGCGATGCGTTGCATTTTCGTTGGCAGTACGAGGGGCCAGTAATTGTGAACTACGAGCCGGAACGGCTCACGACGAGGGCTACGGGCAGGGGGGTAACTAGCGCAACACCTCGGCCAGCAAGGGTCAGACGGGTGCCGAAGCCGCCTAAAGCTCGTCCTCGACGTCGGCGATAGTGGCAGGACAATGAGGCGAGGAGCACAGGGGCTGTGAAGATACCTTTGGAGCCCTTCGCGCCTTGAATTTGCATGGCAACGACATCCCACAGCAGGAAACGTCACACTCTCACGCCTAAAAGGGTCAAGGTGATCTGCGACGCCTTGAGGATCGGCGTCCCCCTGGAATATGCCTGCCGTCTCGCTCACATTGATGATTCGACACTTAACAAGGCGAAACGTAAAAAGTTGGAGCTTGTCGCCGCGATAAAAGGCGCAGAAGGAGAATTGATCCAGGGTCTCACGTCGATCATCCTGCTTGCGGCCAAGAATGGCCAATGGACAGCGGCGGCGTGGCTGTTGGAGCGCCGTTGGCCGCAATTGTTTGCAAAGACGGAGCGGCACGAGATTGGGGGCCCCGGAGGCAAGCCATTGCCGCCGGAACGGGTCGAATGGGTGTTTGCGGTGCGCGAGGCGTTGGGGTTTGCGGACAGGAAGCCGCCGGCCGCATTCACTCCTCAACTCGACAATGGCAACGCGATTGACGCCGAGATTGTGAACAACGGGGGTAATGGCGAGAACGGAGCGCCACCCGCGCCGCCCAACTCTATTGCGCAAGTGCTTGACGGCGGAGCACCTGCGGGCTAGGATGCGAGGCTGTGATGCCCACCGAAGCTCCAGCGAAACCTCGCGGCAGGCCCTACCCGAAACAAAAACAGGTAAGCATCATGCAAGACAAGCAGGCGCGGATTGAGCCTGTCACACCTTGGCGTCCCTTCCAGACTAGCTACATTCGTGACCCCAACCGATTGATTTTCTGCGTCAAAGGCGCGCAAATCGGCGTATCGACCGCCAGCGCCGCGTGGGCGGTGGGCGAGTGCATTGCACGGGAGAATCATCTCGTCATCATCCTTTCACGCTCGGAACCGCAGGCGAAGGAACTCGCGCGCAAAGCCAAACTCCTCGTGGACAAGCTCAAGGGCGTAGAAGCCCATTTAAGTGAAGGCTTTTTCCAGAACACCCTCATCCTCGAACACACCATCAAGTTCCCGAACGGCTCGCGCATTATCGCGTTGTCCTCCAATCCGGAAACAGCCCGTGGGTACACTGGCGATGTAGTGCTGGACGAGTTCGCGTTCCACCCCCAGAGTGCGGACATCTTCAAGGCCGCGTACCGCCAGATCACGCTGGGCTTTCGAATGCGCATCATCTCGACGCCCAACGGCCAGCAAGGTAAGTTCTACGAGATGGCGCAGAAGTTGGGCGTGGCGGATGGCGTCGAGCCCAAAGCACTGAAGGAGGCCCGAGCACGTGGCGATTATTATGTCAAAGACGGCTGGTCCCTGCATTACATCGACATCTTCCACGCGGTGCAAGACGGCTTCCCGGTGGACCCCAAGGAACTGCGCGCGGGCTGCGATGACGATACCTGGCTTCAGGAGTACAATTGCCACTTCCAGTCTACAGCGCAGCAGTGGATCCCTCCGGAGCTCATGGATGCGCCCAACATCGACACTTTAGTGACTCAAGACATCGGCCGATTAGGCAACAACCCGCCGATGCACTTGCGGAACCTTTATGCAGGCTGGGACGTCGCGCGCCACAAGGATTTGTCCGTCGTTTGGTTCAATGAGCTGGTGGGCGACATCGCGGTATGCCGCGGCATCTTTGAGATGTCCAAGCGCCCCACACCTGACCAGATTGAGGAAGCGCGGCAATTCCTGCGACAGCAGCCGGGCGATGACGGCAAGCTTGAACCCCCGGTCGTGCAACGGATGTGCATCGACACGGGCTCCATGGGCTTGACGATGTACGAGACGTTGCTCAAGGAATTCGGCAGCGGCCAAATCGAAGGGGTTACGTTCACGCTCCAACACAAAGAGGCCATGGCCGTGGAATCGAAGCGGCGCATGGAGGAGCGCAAGGTGCGCATTCCGGATCTGCCGGCTGTCCGCAATTCCTTCCGCATGGTCAAGAAAGTGACCACCGCGACGGGGCAAGCACGCTTCGACTCGGAACACGACGAAAAATGGGGGCACTGCTACGACGACCAGACAGAGCTGCTCACGCTATCTGGCTGGAGAAGGTTCGACCACCTGAGCGTTGGCGACATGGTGGCCTCATTGCGGGGAGAGGAACTGGTTTTTGAGCCCTGCTCGGCTGTGCAGCATTATGAGTACAACGGCGAGATGGTGGGCGTCCTTAATCAGCAGGTTGATCTCCTTGTGACGCCAAATCACGCGATGTATGCTCGCGTCCCTGGCCTTTCTGGAGGCTTCAGAAAGCTCCCGGCAGGAACGCTGATTGGAAGCAAGGCCCGCATAGAGTACAAGAAAGGCGCTGTCTGGAGAGGAGCAGGGATCGAGTCCGTATCGGTGGACGGACACCACATACCAGCGAAAGCATGGATGCGCTTCCTTGGGTTATTTTTGTCCGAAGGATTTACGTCCACTGCAAATCGCGTCGGTATCACGCAGAAAGAGATCGAGGGCGACAGCTTCATCATGGACTGTGTGCGGCAATTGCCATGGCGTTTTCATGTCGAACGGGGCGGCCAGCAGGCCGATTCCGTCCGCACGAAAAGCAAAGGGCTTTGGCAGTCACTCCGTCCGCTCGGTAAAGCGCCGGAGAAATACGTCCCGCCGGAGGTCCTGAGTTTAAGCAGTGATCTCTTGAGGGAACTATTTGATGGCATGATGCACGGAGACGGACACCGAGGAGAGGAAAATTGGTGCTACTACAGTTCGAGTCGCCGCTTGGCAGACGACTTTCAAGCGTTGCTTCTGCGCATCGGGATGGCGGGTACGGTCGTACCATCGAAGCCGAATCCAAAGGCGAAGAACATTGAAACCCTGTGGCGCGTGAATATCAACAGGACTCGCCTCACGCCGCAAACCAACAAGCGTAAGCTAGAACATTTCGTGGTGCCATACTCTGGCCCCGTACATTGCTGCACAGTCCCATCGGGCCTGCTGTATGTGCGCCGCAACGGGAAACCCTGCTGGTCAGGAAATTCGGACCACTGGTGGGCCATGTGTCTCGCGCATGCCGCTGAAAGCGGGAGTGCGCTGCATCCACTCATGCTTTATTGGCAACAGCAAGTGGCGGGGCGGCAGGCGGCTGAGGCTGCGCAGCCCAGGGTATTAGACCGACCCGCCCAGCAAGGCTTAACAATTAGCGAGACAAAGGCATTGGAAAGTGTTACAGTACCTCCCGTTCTCGGTGAGGCGCAGAAAGAAGAGCTATCGCGTCGGGGATTGTTCGGCGCCGAGAAATGGCCGGTCAAGGAAGCCACGATTGTACAAATGGCGCAAGAGGCATTAGCTCTTCGCCGGCCGCAGGTGCGCAGCAAGCCGGTATGCGCGAACTGCGGGAATGCTCAAGTGGGCGTGTACGGTGAAGTAGTCATCTGCAACAGATGCAATTGGAAGGGAACACGATGAAGCAGGAAGTCGAGCAGGAAGTCGAGGACTTTCTCCATGTCCAGACGATGCTTAAGGAGTCGTGGGGGCTGCTTACCGCGACTCCCGAACTCAACAACCAAGCGGCAATCTTGGTTCTTGCCAATCGGATTCGATTGCTTGCGGAGATGATGGACAGATGAGCCATATGCTGTAGAATAATGAGTTTATGGCTGTGCGCCGCGAAGAGCGGGTGTCGTGGTTCTCGGGGATTGTTTGGGACTTAGGAACTTGCCAGGCACCCTTGCCTGGATTCCAGCCTAAGCCGCAAGACCGGCATGAAACGAGACACTCTCGGCCGCAAGGCCACACGACTCTGGTAGCGAGAAGCCCTCGGCTGTGATGCCGACACAGCCTTCAAGTTCTAGGCTGACGAGGCGCTGGATGAGTCCATCAATGCAGGTCCTTTACGCGCCGCTCGGCTGTCGCCGTTATACAGCCGAGGAAATTCGTGAACGGGTGCGTCAGAATCGTTTAGTGCGTTGGCGAGACCGTGTTGCTCAGATGCGCGATTATTCACTTCACAAAAGCTCAAGAAGTCTATATACATCGGCTCCAAGGCCGCTTTCAAATGGTCCACGGAAGCGGAGCAGGAGGCGAACCGTGACCCTCATAGCTGCTTGGCGTCTTTCCGACTGCATTGTAATCCACGCTGATTCTCAGGAGACCATCGTAGGTGATGACGCGGTCGAGTACCGGAAAACGGTCCAGAAAATCGAGCCGGAGCAGATGGGCAACTACAAAGTCATTATAGCGGGCTCTGGTGTTACACCGTCCATTCTTTCCTTCATAGAGAAATTGCGCCGGGCACTGAATGCTAACGCTGCTGAATCACTGACTGACTTTGTGCGAATTTTCGAGCATGAATTGAGCGCACATTATGACAGCGATCCCTCACTACAGAGCCCAAGTTCTGAAGGGGTACAGTTTATCGTTGGTGTGTGTTGCTTACGAACAGGGGAATACAATGGTTGGATCACGCAGAACGCTACGCTGTGCCCTTTCGGCGACCACGAATTGACCGGCCACGGAGAACAGCTCTATCGGGAGACCATAAAGCGGTTTATTTCTTCCGACATGAAAATTCCGCAAGCCGTACTTGCCGGAATCTATTTGCTGACCTTGGCAGAGAAAACCTCAAACTACGTTCGTAGTCCATTTGACATCGCAATAATTCGCGGCAACGGAATCTGGATGGAGCCCCAGAAATACATCGGCCTAATGCAGGACCGACTCAAGGAATACGATGCGCTGTTAGGAAGATTATTTTTGGCCTGCGCTGACACAAGTATTCATTCATCCAAATTGAAAGAGTTGCTAGGCGGCTTCTCTGAAGCCGCGCAAGCCTTGCACATGCAGCACATCGACAGAACAATGGAAAGACTAACGTGGGAGGAAATCATAAGCACGGATGACCCCTATCCGCGTCGCCCACCTGGGATAACTACGATTTTCGCCGATGGAACCGGAAGGTACCTGCATGACCCCGAGCGTGAAAGAGGAGTTAAAGCTCGATTTGAGGACGCAAGAATGTGGGCCTTGGGGAAGCCGATTATATTTAGATGCCGCAACTGTACCGGCCTCTACGAGTACATGCTGGCCAATCCCGGCAAGGATACAGAACCAGCGACACTAAAATGTGTGGATTGCGGCGCTGAAAATCAGGTGGTCGGCAAGGTCTCTAAAATCCAAAGGGTGGAAAAGCCGGGATGGATAAATCTTGCCGAACCATCGGCGTAGTTGCTTCTGCATCAACATGGCGGTATTATGCGCAGCAAATCGTCGCCCGCGGAGGCAGCCATGACAAAAGCAGCGAAGGTGGGGCTTGGGATTATTCTTGGCTTGATCGTTGTGATCGCCGGGGCCATCTACATCTATGACCAGAGCGAGGAGAATGAACTCCGCCGGGCGAGAGGTCAACTTGAGCTTGAGCAAATCCACCAGGAGCACGAACAAGAAATGCAGCGGCTTCAGGTCCAGTACGCTGAGACAACTGTTGGGCCTGTCTCTGCTCACCATCTGGAACTATGCTATATGCAGGGCTTTCCCACGGGAGGGGGCACCCGACCTGCTAATAGCAGTATGTCTCGCCGCGAGTGGGCGGAATGTCAGGCTATTATCGCTGCTATGCACAAGGCCCAGGCTCAGCAGGAAGCAGCAAAGCGAAGGGCGGATGCGGCCTACGACAAAGCACATCCGGTGAAATAAGAATGACGGAAGAAATAAAGAAATTCATAGAGCTTTCGGATGTGCTTTCGCTCAAGCTGACGTGCAAGCATTGCGTGAGCGAGTTATCCATACCGTCATCCCGCGACATGCTCAGACCCGAGGAACGCGGAAAGCTGAATGACTGCCCGGTATGCGGGAGGAATTGGGCAACGGTCAACGAGTCAAGCTGTGAGATTACGATTGCGAAGTTCGTTGATGCTCTTAACCAGTTGCGCGGCACACTGAAAAACTTCCCAGCCGGATTCTCTTTTATGCTGGAAATTAAGAATCCTAAAGTCACGCCACCGTCAACTTCTGGAAAGTCAGAACCGGAGCCGTAATCATGTGTCTCAGAGTGTCCAAGAAGAGAACGCTTGAGTTCCGACGATTCAGCCGACGCCACTGGCCTCTCTGTGACCATAAGCGAGCAAATCCCAGCATGAGAATCTGCGGCGTTTGCCACGTGTTGTACGATTAAAGGCTTTCATTTTCTAACTCTTCATGCTATAGCCTAACCATGCTCGCCCGCCTCAAGGCCGCTCTCGCGCGCTGGTACGTGACTTGGCTGGCGCGTCCAGGCGGCGCGCACGACAAAGTGGCGCGCATCGAGCCGAATCAGAAATGCCCGGCCTGCGGCAACCGCGACGGCAATCGCATTCAGTGGGAGCCCCAGCTCGAATGGCCTGCCGAGACTCAGCGCAAACCAGGAGCAATCGTTTGTTGGTGCAAGGCATGTCAGGCATACTGGTTTAAGCCGCCGCTGGTTCCAAGTGAACTGTGGTCGGTACCGCTTCCCGCGCCCCCTGCCGAGGTTGTCAAAGAGCACGCGGAGAAGGAGCGCTAATGGCCATCCGTAACTGGTTGCTGGGTAAACCAAAGTCGGACTCGACAGCGCTTGCCAAGATCAAACAAGACCAACTTCCCCAAGGCGCGCAAATTCTCCCCATTCCTAAGCCATTAAACATCCCACAAATCATGCCGCCGGGAGGGTCGCACGGCATCACGGATGTCGTGGCGGGGTTCTGGTTCTGTTATGACGAGCAGACGGAAGTCTTGTCGCGGCGCGGGTGGCTTCGTTGGAACGAAGTTATTGCTGGTCAAGACGAGGTTGCAACTCGTGACACACAGGAATGTTTCCAATGGCAAACCGTTCGTGCGTTGAGTGTCAATGATTTTGAAGGTGAACTGTACCATTTCACCTCACGCGCTCTCGACCTAATGGTTACTGCCGATCACCGTATGCTCGTAGATTGGTGGATTTGCGACCGGGGGACGCCAATTCATTATCGCTGCGGTGAGATTGTCCCTGCCAAAGACCTGTTCACGGCAAATACGGCAGCCACAGGTCGGCATCGGGCTAGAATCCCGCTCACGTCGCTCTGGAATTGCATCCCCATTCCTCCGCGCGCTTTCGGGCAGGATCGCAGACAGGAATATGAAAGATTCAAACGCTTTCGGGACGCGGGGCATCGCAGCCGATTCATTTCCCAGGCCCTCTGTCTGCCTCGCACGACTGTCCGACATTGGCTCAAGGGGGAAGTCAAAAAGCCTTTTGCGGAAAAGGCACCCGTGCGAATGACCGGCGATGACTACGCTGCGTTCATGGGGGCTTATCTAAGCGAAGGTTCATGCTTTATTCGGCAACGCGACGGACATGCCTCATGCGTCGCGATCACGCAGACGTTCAAGGGCCGCGGTCGCAAGGAATTTGGTCATCTCGTCGAGCGCATCGCGCCTGGCCGCCATAGCAGCGATAAGCATGGGTTTCGCATTCATGATTCGGTGCTGGCTGAGTACTGCCGTCAGTTTGGGCACGCCCGAGACAAATGGATTCCAGACGAAATTTTAAATGCCCCACCGAATCAGTTGCGGATCTTCTGGAAATTTTTCCAGCTAGGGGACGGACTCAACAAGACTGGACGGCTCTTTACAACGTCCCATCGCATGGCGGACCAACTACAAGAAGTTGCACAGAAGATGGGCAGTACCGCGGTCATTCACACAGAGCAACGCCCGGACCGTTTCATACGAGAGCCGAATGGCTCACTCCGTCTCATCAAGGCAAGCTCGATATTTATTGTGAGCGCCTACAAGAGTTTAAAACGTGCCGAAATTACTGCGAAGGAGATTGTACCTTATAGGGGTAAAGTCTGGTGCCCGAACGTGCCTGCGGGTGTTGTCTATACGCGGAGGAACGGCAAGCCGGCCTGGTGCGGCCAGTCAGCTCTCCAGCCGATCAAGCCCATGGCCCCTGCCGGGCAGGCAATTCGGCAGTACGAGATCCCGCCCGGTGCCAACATCATCTGGACGCCCAAGACTGAGGCTGAGGGCGCCGGCGTCGGCTATCCGGTTCTGCGCGCCTTTGCGGACTCCTGGGACTTGCTGCGCTGCGTGATTGAGACGGTCAAAGACCGGCTCTGCACGGCAGAGTACGAATTCCGCCTGGTGCGCAAGAAGAGTGAGAAGCAAGGGGATTATCAGAAGCGCAGCGACAGTGACACGCGAATTGACCAGCTCAATAAATTCTTCGCCTATCCCGACGGCGAACATCCGTGGTCCGATTGGCTGCGGCCTTTAATCGAGGACATGCTCGTCCTGGATGCCTCCGCAATCTATCTTGAGAAGGACCAACAAAAGCGGATCGCCAGCTTGCGTACCATCGACGGGGCACTCATCGCCCGCATGTTGACCGATCAAGGGACCACACCCCCCGCGCCGCAAGTGGCCTATCAGGAAATTCTCTATGGCTTGCCGGCCTTCGACATGACGGTGGACGATTTGATTTACTCGATGCGCAATCGCCGAAACCACAAGCGGTACGGCTTTCCCCCGGTCGAGCAAATCATGATTACGATTGCTACGGGGCTGAACGCGCAGAAGTTCACCTTGGATGCGTACTGCTATTCAGAGGATACGGAGTACCTGACTCGACGCGGTTGGTTAAGGTATCATGAAATTGATGGTGCCGACGAGCTGGCAACTCGTCAGATCAACACCGGAAACTTCGAATGGCAAAAAGCAACGGCACGCCATTGCGATTGGTACGAGGGCACAATGCTTCATTTTGGGGCCCGGTCATTGGACCTACTGGTCATGCCCGGTCACCGTATGTTAGTGGATTCAATGCCACGCTCACTTCGATTAGGGAAGCCGCAACCGAAACGGGAAATTGAGTTGCTGGCGCGTGACTTGGCAGCGCACTATACGGGTCAAACTTGCATCCCGCAAACCTCGGTGTGGGAGGGAACAGAGATTGTCGAGAAGACTTTCGGTGAATCAGAACATCGTATGGCGATGGCCCAAGCGGCGCACCGTGATGAACTGATTTTATCCCTGCGCCGCCAAGGAAAGAGTTTCGCTGCCATTGGGCAAGCCTGTGGCATCTCCATGCAGACAGCACACGAAACCTACCACGCTCTGCGCACGGGATGGCAGCGCAGGTCTGTTTATGGACACAGAAAAGCTCGGGCCGTTCGCATGTCTGGCGATGACTATTGCGCCTTTATGGGGATGTACTTGGCTGAGGGCTCTTGTAAATCCAACGGGGTAATCGGCATCGCACAGCCAGAAGATCAGCGTGGTTCGCGCGCTCTTTACCTGGAATTGCTTACGCGGATATTTGGAACAGTAGCGGCGGGCGAAAAGCAGTTGGAAGTCTGCGCAGCAACGATGCGTCCATTCTTACGAAGGTTCGGCCATGCTCACGAAAAATTTATCCCCGAGGACATCCGGGAAGCAACGCCGCGCCAGTTGGAAATCTTTTGGAGATTTTACTCCGCCGGTGATGGCCAAGCCAGCGGGGATGGCAGGGTGAATCAAAGCGCTTTCACCTCCAGCCGGAGATTGGCCGATCAACTTACGGAGATTTTGCAGAAGGCTGGTTATGCACCGACGGTCTCCTGTCGTCCCGCAGGTATATATCGTTTCCCAGGTCGTCCGAGCGGGTGGTCGCGTGGCGGATGGACGGTGTATCGGGGCCAGCGTAAGAAGAGCCATATCTCTTCGGTCCAGGAAATCGAGTATCACGGCGAAGTCTCTTGTTTTGAGGTGCCCCACACTTTCCTTTACGTTCGACGCAACGGTAAGGCAGCGTGGTGCGGCAACACCTCGGGCAACATCCCGGAGGCGATGTGCTTCTTGCCGCAGGACATTCCCATCCAGCGCATCCGTGAAGTGCAGGAGTGGTTTGATTCAATTCTGGCAGGCGACTTGGCAAAGCGCCGGCGCCTGACCTTCCTTCCCGGTTACGGCACGGGCCAGAACGCGCGCCCAAACGTCATCTTCCCGAAAGAGCGCTTGCTCAAAGACCCGCTGTTCGAGTGGTTGTGGCAGATCGTGTGCTATTGCTTCGGCGTACCCTCACAAGCGCTGATGCGCATGATGAACCGCGCCACGGCTCAGACGAACGTACAGACGGCGGAGGAGGAAGGGCTGGCGCCCAAGATGCGCTGGATTGCCGACCTCATCAATCTCATCATCCAGCGCAAGATGCAGTTCAGCGATATCGAGTTCGCGTGGGTACAAAACAAGGAAGTTGATCCCGAAATCCAAGCCAACGTGGACAAGGTTTACGTAAGCAGCGGGGTCAAGACGATCAATGAGGTGCGCGATGGCCTGGGACTCGACCCGCTGCCTTTCAAAGAAGCGGATGAGCCGGGTGTGCTCACTCAGAACGGTTTCGTGCCGCTCACAGCGGGCGTGATTGGCCAACCAGGTGCGGTGGGTTCGGCGGCAGGACCGGCAGGCAAAATGCTAGTCGGCAACATGCAGGACCACGCCGACGAGCAAGAAGCAAAGTTGCAAGCGCGTGGCGAACAAGCTCATGCCCGGGCCCTGGAGCTGCAAACTGCAAAGGGGAAAGGCCTGCCGGGCGAGGAAGCGCCACCCGAGGCTGGTGGGCCAGCGCCCAGAGGCCAACCTAAGACAAAGAAAGTGAAAGGGGGCAACGGGCACAGTCGCATCGAATGCACCACGCATCCTGAGTACAAGGATGGTTGCTTCCGCTGCGCCTTATCCCGACTCCAAAAGGTCGAAGACGTTTATGAGCTGAGTAAAGCCGGACAGCGCAAGTTTAGGGTGGAGGATTAGATGAGGGACTACCCAGGAAATGGTGGCGACGGGAGCGAAATTCACTTTATATGTACGACTGCAAACACTCTGGGGTTTGCTCTGTGGCCTCCGCCGTTCGTTATGCCACCGCTTGAGCCGGTGCGCAACGGCTTTGTACCACCGCGACCTCTGCCTCCGGCCGAAACGCAGCGGTCACCCGAGCCGCGAAGCAAGCCGGCTCGGAAATTTCGCGTGCCGGATTGAATTATGTCTCACGATATTATTGCGCATCCTAACGACCAGGCCGACGGTTTTTACGGGTCGGGATACACTAGCTGCCCCTACTGCATCCACTTATCAGAATGCTGTTGCACGCTCGGCCCAAATGACAAGACGGCAAAGGGACGAATCGGCACTTACTCTGAGCCGGACGTGGTTTCGCTCACGACCAGAAGAATTCCCTTCCGATTAGCAAAAGGTTTCGCCATTCTGCAAGCCGCAGAGCGGGGGCGGAGTGAATGAGAGTCCTGCCATCGTTGAGCAAATCCACGCCGTGCGGCGGGCCCTGTACGCTCAGCTCAAGGCAATCATTGCCGGCGCCGTCATGTCGTGGACGCCGGATGACCATGCCCCCATCGAGCTGAACGGCATTCCTTTCCTCAGCGTCATCGAACCCGATTACGCGCAACTTATCAGCGACGGCATCGAAGAGCCTATCGCTACATTCGATTCAGCGGGCATTGTCGTTCTCGAGCCGGATGGCCGGGTCTGGCTGGTATCCCCAGCCGACCAGTACGGCGGCTATGTCAACACTTTTCCCAAGGGACATCTCCAAGACGACGAATCCCCGCAGCACGCGGCGATCCGCGAAACGTGGGAGGAGAGCGGCATCATCGCGGCAGTTGATTCATGGCTCGGTGATTTTTATTCCACCCGCTACTACGTGGGACACCGGGTCAGTGGTGCGCCTTGGGACGGCGACATGGAGTCCGAGCGCGTCGTGCTCGCTCCCGTCAGGAGCCTAAGCGACTTACTGTTGGACGTGCGCGGCGCCGAGACGGCAGACCATGAGGTTCTTGCCGTGTTGCGCGAGCATCTCGCAAAAATAACTATGGCAAAACTGTGCCAAAAGAATGGCAAAGTGCTGGCATTCCAAGAGGCGCTTGGCAAACGTCATAAAAATTATTACGATCGTGAACTTTCCAAGTACGCGAAAGAAAGCCCGGAGTGGGAGGGCGGCTATCTGATTCACGAGATGGATCCGAGCTGGTCCCGCGAGGAGCGGGCAGCCGTAAGTGCCGAGCTGGCTGAGCGGAGCCAAGAAGACCCAGAATTGCAAAAGGACATTGAAGCGGCATGTGCTTATTCGCCCGTCGTGCAATGGAGCCGGGCCGTCAGCGATGCTTCCCAGCAATACATCCACAGAGGCGACGAAGGCTTGGCGGGCTGGCTGCTGGCACGCGCCGCTGATGCCCGCTATCGGTTTGACTACAAAGACGAGCACAAGCGGCTAGATGGGCAGCCCGTTCAGGCGTCGGCCGAGATCGCCGCACGCGCCGCAAAGCGGTTCGTCGAGTACATCCGCAAGGCGCCCGAGCGCGACATCACGCTCTACCGCGGGCTCCACGGCGACCAGCCGATAAAAGACTTGGAACTTCTAAAAGCCGGGGATACGCTCACTCTCGACCGGCTCGTTTCATTCTCGCTCCGGGATAAGATGGCGTTGCACTTTGCCGAGAAGGGCAAGGCGCTCAATTACGAATACATCCTGAAGACGCAGGGGCCAGTGAAAGGCATTGCACTGGACGCGCTGGCAGACCGAGACCAGGGCGAGGTTGTGACGCACGGTGAGTTCAAGGTGGAGAACATCGGAAAGCAGGAAGTGGGATTCATGCGGCCGTCAGGCTTCAGCTATCCCGTCCAGCGGGTAACTATTCTGATTCGTCAAACGGAGGTGCTCTGATGCACGTGATTGCAACGAGAAAAGGTAACGTGGGAGGGAAGACGTTCACGGGACGGCTCATCGACACGACCACGCCGTTCGTGGCGTTGCCATCCATCCGTGCGTTCAACAAAGTTGTGCGCGTCACGAACCTGGCAAATAGTAAATCCATCCTTGCCTCGGTGCTGGATGCTGGCCCAACCAATCAAAACGACGACAATTACGTTTTTGACGGCTTCCAGCCGCTAGCGGCCTCCGGCATTGACTTGGGCGAGTTCGTATGGGGGAGTCTTGGAATGACCGGCACGGGCCTAGTGGATTGGGAATTTGTTGTCAACCCTGCCGCGTTGCTCACGGTTGGCATAACCGGCACGGCATCTGAAGACACGGCGGCACTTGTGAGGAAGTCGGGGCACTAGATTTGGACGCTTCTCTCATTGCCGGAACGCTCACCAAGGCGAGCGCACCTGAGTCCATTGCTTCCTGGTGGCACGTCAGCCAGCACAAAGGCTCAAATCCTGGCGGCGTCTACGAGGACGAGAGCGGACAGCAGTGGTACGTCAAGTTCCCTCAGCTTGACCCTGAGCAATCTCGCGCCGAACTATTGGCGACGCTGGTTTACCGCACGGTAGGATTGCCGGTCCCAGAGAAGCAGCTCGTTTCCGGCCACGCCGGGTGGGGCGAGGCGAGCGGCCTGGGCATCGCGGGCAAGATGGTCGAAGGCGAACAGTTGGACAGTGACGAACTGGCCGAAAGCCCCGACGTGCGCGACGGGTTTCTTACAGATTGTCTCCTTGCTAACCACGATGTCATCGGCAGCAGCGGCCGCAATATCCTACGTGTTGATGGCCGCGATCTGCGCATCGACAATGGAAGCACGTTCGCGTTCCGAGCCCAAGGCCAGGATAAGGACGTTTCAGCAATAATAGTCCCGGAGATTGATTCAATGCGGGACCGGGAAACGGCGCCTGATGCGGCACCAATATTTGCGGGGTTCACTGATGACGAATTGCAAGCCCAGGCGCAACACCTCGTCGCCACCCTTGATGACGACACGATCCGCGAGCTAGTGAACGAAGCTGGGCTGTCCGGGAAATACGCGAACGCGCTCATCGGCCGGCGCGACGCTATTGGCGCACGCTTCGGCGTGAACAAGGCGTTAACAGCGTGGGAAAGCTTGAGCAAGTATTCGCCGGACCAGCCGCGTGATGAGCACGGACGATGGACAGAGGGCGCGGCGCCGCAACCAGTTAGTAAAGGCTGGGTCACGATCCGCGGTGCCCACGTGTTTATCGACGAGGCTGGGCGCATCACGCACGGCCCCCACAGCATGGTAGGCCACCAGCTCAAGCCAGATGGCTCGCTGGTTGCCGACAAGTGCACGGCCGCGCTTAAGAACTTCAAGCCGGCCTTGAAGGCGCACCAGCGCAAGGCGGATGCGAACGAACAGCGCGTTGCGGAGGCGGTAGGCGGTGAGCGCACACCAGACAATTCCCCCCTCGATATCTACGTGCGCGCCGGGGGCGGTAAGGTCGGGCTTGAGGTCAAGACGCTGTTGGGCAAGAAGCTGACGAACGTGCGCATCAACATGCGGCCAGAATGCCGAGAGAGAAAGCTAGAAGACCTGACGCAGAATCGTGCGAAAGGCTATTGCGTACTCATCGACAACCGAGGGGGGGGTGAAAAGATATTCGTGCACGAAGGCATGGGGGCGTTCCGAATAGGGCAGATGACCCCGCTCAAAAACCTCAAGCAGCTTCGGGCATTTATCAGCAAAATCACATCGCCGTTTGCTCTACACAAACTTGATGATGGTAGCTTTTTGGAGAATCCCGATGCGAAGTGAACATGCTCGAAGATGGACCACAGAGCACATCCGAAAGCTGCATCGGCTTCACGTCGCAGGGCTCACGGTCGCGGAAGTGGCGCGGCGCATCGGCCTGTCCCGCGAACGGGTCCGTCAGCTCTTCGCGCGCAACGGCTTTCCCATACGCCCGTTTCACGCCACAGTGCCGTTACAGGAATGCGCGCAGCTTTACCGGAAAGGTTGGACGCTTCACCAGCTTGCGGACCGGTATGGCGTCCATCATACTGCGATTTTGTATGCATTGCGGCGATTCGGCGTAGAGAGACGTCCGACTGGCTCGCGCGGTCCGCGCCTGAATCGCCGCCGCACAACGTTGTGGCCCATCGAGGTCGTGCGGCCGATGCACCAGCTCTACATGGCGGGTCTCACGTTGAAGCAGGTTGCTAAGCGTATTAGGCGCACGGAAATAACTGTGGTTCGCATCTTCCAGGTTTATGGCCTGCCGAGGCATCCAAGAGGATGGAGACGATGGTCACAGAGACACTCCCAAAGCGAACCATACGCTACCAGCTTCGGGCTCCGTCGCAGAACGACGAGCTTACCAAACCGCTGTCCAGTAAGGTCGATGAGGTGGATACCGATGAGTATATCATTGTTCGGCACTGACTACGTAGGTCCGCTGGCTTCAGGTAGAGGCTGGTCTGACCTCTGCGCGGCGGTTGGCGAGGGGCCCAGCGAACTACAGAAGTTCTGCGACCAGGGGTACAGCACGGACCCTGAAGCGTTACGCAAGGCGGCGCTGTTTGCGGCGCAGGGCAACGTGAGCGCTGATGTGCGGAACACACTTACCAACCTCGCCAACTTATTGGTGCGGGCCGATGGCATTGCCATCGCGTCGGACAGCCTTATCGTGGAAGAGGATTTGCCAACGGAGTTGAGCAATGCTAATGTTTATGTGAAACATGAAGGCTTGCAGCAAATGCCGACAGCCGCCTATGAGCGCGAACTCGTCAAGGCGCTAACCGATTTGCTGCAAAAGCCCCTTCTCTGCCTCGACTTCGATTCCACCATTCAAGTCGGCGACCCCGACGACCCGACGGCGATCACGGAGTTTATCGACGGCGCCGTGGACGCCCTGCGGGAGTTGTCTAAGGATTTTGATATCTTGATCTTCACAGCGCGGACAGACTTCGGACCCGTGTGGGTGGCGCTGCAACAAAACAAGGCGAGCGCCTACGTACTGGACATCACGAACGTCAAGCCGGTCATGGCGCACGAGTTTGTGGACGACAAAGCCACCCAGTTCCTGGGCGAGTGGACGCCGGAATTCATCGAGGCGGTCAAGAATTTCCAACCGTATTGGAAAGCCACTGGTGGCGCGCAGACGCTTACGATTCTCAAACGCGATTCTCGCAAGCCTGAAGAAGACGCCGGGTACATGGAGTTCCCAGGTGCCGTCAAAGACGCCGATTGCAAAACCGTCTATGTCAAAGGTGGTGTCTCAAAGGAGCTGGGCTGCTGCAACGATTTCGGGCCAGCCGATGAGCAAGTGCGCCAATTCAAGTGCGGGACGTGCGACGAGTTAATTGACAAAGCACCAAGCGTTTCCACTAAGAGCCGCTCCCTGCCACTAGCGAAGGCGGCCAACATCAAAATCGACCCCTCGCATTCCACGCCCGCCCTCCAGGAAGCGGAGCGCGAGCTGGCAGAAATTATCAAGAAAGTTTTTCGCCGGCAGCGCGACCGCGCCAAGGAAAAGGCTGACCGCTTGCTGAAGGTCCATGATGAGATGGTGCACGCCCTGATTGTGGATGGCTTCGGGAAAGCGGCGCGGCGCATTTCGGCAACGGTGGGCGTTCGCAAGCCTTCCGAAAAGGGTCCGGAAGGTGGGCGGACAGAGGCGCAGTCGATCCTCTTCATGCCGAAGGATGCGTGGACAAAAGAAGATGTGCGCGCATGGCTGAAGGACCATGACTTCAAAACGGAGATTCAGGAAACAGATTCCAGTTATCGGGCGCGCCAGGCGGACCCGGATGATTTCGAGCGCATCCGCACTATCCCCTTTAAGAATGGAAAAAAGAAAATCGAGGAGTTCGATTTGGCTAAGCAGGACGATGACGCCATCAACATCGCAGATGCGATTTTCGAGGCGCTTCAGGAACTTTTCGGCGAGATCCCAATGGAGGCAGCGCCCCCGCTGCGACACGCCGCGTTCGCAGGCATCGGGAAAGGTGTAGCTGAACTGGACTTGACGGACGACGACATGATCTCTGCCCTGAACCAAGGCGCACAAGATTGGGCGGATGAACGCGCGGCCGAACTGGTGGGAATGCACAAACTGGAAGATGGGACGTTCGTCGAGAATGCCGACGCGAAGTGGGCCATCAGTGATACCACGCGGGACGATCTCCGCAGCATCGTGACGGATGCTTTCGGCAAAGAAACTCCAATGCCCGACCTTATCGAGCAAATCCGCGAGGCGGGCGCGTTCTCTGATTCCCGCGCCGAGATGATTGCCCGCACCGAGGTCGCACGCGCCCAATGCCACGCGAACTATGATGTCTGGAAAGACAGCGGGGTAGTAAAAAAACTTCAATGGCAGACTTCGGTTGAGCCCAACACGTGCGATGACTGTAAGGATGCGAATGGAGAGGTCGTTTCGCTAGGCGAAACCTTCCCTGGCGTGGACGTAGAGGCCCCCCCGGCACATCCCAACGCGGTATTTGAAGGCTCAGTTTTTGCGCCCTATGGCAGACTTCAGCAAATGCTTGGTGCGCCATACCACGGCCCCGCGATTGCGCTGGAGCTGGAGTTGGCTGAGAACTGCGGGCAGTCGTCGCCGAGCTACTCCAGTTTCACGACGGATGTTCCGCAACGAGACGTTAAGCTTAAAGAGGCGCTCGACGAGCGCCAATTGCTCCCTGGTGATCACGGCTGGCCTACGCGGCCCATAGGCTCGGAACGGATAAAACTGACCATCGGGCCTAACCACCCAATGTTGACCTGCCGTGGTTTCTTGTTTGCGCACGAACTGAAGAAAGGTGACGAGTTGCTTTATGACATGCGCATGGAATCGGCGAGGATGCCCGCTATGGAACCGAACCTCGAACAGGTGCCATTGATCCAGGACGCTTTTGAGTCTCTGCGCGGCCGCTTTGGCTACTCGTTTGTTGCTGCTCCCCGTTCGTATTTCCACGGCGACGAAACTTTCGTCTATGGTGAAGTCCAAGCTGTAAGGCCCGCAAGGAGTTTGCTGTCGGAACTTGATTCCAGCGAACTTGAGCATCTTTGCAAATGCCCGCTCTCGGGGGCCTATCCCGACGGCGCGCATGTAGCGAGTTGCGGCACGTGCCAACTTGGATTCCAGGCGTTCTTTGCGACCGCGCGCAGCAGCGTGGGCAGGTTCAAGCATCTTTCGACGTTGGCTGAGCGTAGCAGTGCGCCAAAATTCTTTCATGCGAGCCCTGTTGGCAACGCTGGCAGCGGCGTGAGCGGGTGCCAGGATGATCTTGCGCTGCTCTGCTGTGAACCGGGACCACCGTTCTTTAAGGCGGCGCGAATTCTTCAGACTCAAGTTGGGCGATTTCATGGCTGGGCTTTTGACGCATCCACCACTTCTCATATATACAACATAGGCGGTATTGTGGTCAAGAACTGCGATTGCGCCGTCATTGCGGTCAGTTTCAACAAAGCCTTGGGCAAGGGCTGGGTGACCATTCGTGGCGCGCATGTGTTCATCAATGACGCGGGCGTAATCGAGCAGGGCCCTGCCAGCATGATTGGACAAAAAGCGCCCGAAGCCGGGTGAGGCCGCAGGTCCGAGCGATTATCGCGTGGTCACGCGACAAACGGACCCGGCGCTGTGGTTCGAGCGCCTGCCAGTTCAGTTTCACGGGGGAGCGTTCAAGGTCGTGCCGGCTACGTTTTGAATCATGCAGCGACCGTCTCCAGTAAGGCATCGTCAGGCCGCAGCAAGCCCTTGGCGATCCGGCACGCCTCGCAGAGCGTCCCGTCGAAAACATCGCTCAGAGCCTTCATTTGACCGCATCCCAAACACGCGGCAAATGTGACTTCCGGTATCGGCGGAGCGATTTGGGTAAAAGCCTCCATAGCTTCACTCTCTCCCGAGTATAGCACTTTTCCACGGAATCAATAAAAAAAGTCTTGACGCCTCAAATCCGGTTTCCTAACTTTTGTCTGGTGCCGGAGGCTCATGTTGAACTTCCGAAAATTCTGGCCGCTTGCCAAAGTAGACGAAGCGACGCGCACTGTCTATGGCGTCGTGACTGGCGAACGGCCCGACCGCGATGATGAGGTTCTCCACTACACCTCCACCGTACCCTACTACAAAGACATGAATGAAGAATTTAGTAAGGCCACGGATGGAAAGTCCATCGCGCCCTTGCGGGAAATGCATCAGCTCAAAGCCGCAGGAGTGGGGAAATCCATTGACTTCCGCGATGCCAATAGACAGATCGCCATGGGCTTCAAGGTCGTGGACGACGACGCCTGGAAGAAGGTGATGGAAGGTGTTTACACTGGCTTCTCTCAGGGCGGCAATTACGTGAAGACTTGGCGCGCGCCGTACACCGATCCGGCCACGAAACAAACCCGCGAATACACCTGGTACACGGCAAAGCCCGGCGAAATCTCTCTTGTGGACTCGCCTTGTCTCAAGGAAGCGCGCTTCGAATTGGTCAAGGCGAATGGCATGAGCGAACAGCGCGAATTCAAGAAGGCGCAAGTCGCTAGCGTTGGGGGCCTCCCCCCGGTGCCCGAGGAAGGAGCGAAGCCTGTCGTCCCTCCGCCCTACGGACAAACTCCAGGAAGCGGCGTTACGGTCGGACCTGACGGCACAATTCAGCCTGCGCCCACCGGCGATACGAAATGCTCCAAATGCGGCAAGACGTTCAAGGCCGTGGGCAGCGAAACCATGTGCCCCAAATGCGCCGCTGCGGGCATCAAAGCAGCACTGAAAGCTGAATTCATCAAGGCTGAAGAGTTGACCCACGAACAGAAAGAGCGCGTGCTGCGCGACGCGGTGAGCGACAAGTACAACCCACGGTCGGGCATGGACATGGGGGCGCCTAGCGGTAAGTATTGCTGGATGCGCGACTTCACGGACGCCGAAGTCTATGTGGACTGCGACAGCAAGACCTACAAAATCCCTTACAAGATGGGCAAGGATGGCGAGATCACCTTCGGAGATCCCATCGAGGTCCGGCAGACCTATGAAGAAGTTGGCAAAGCCGATTTAGCGGCAATCGTGGGGGCTCACATGGCCCCTGAAGCTGTCGGCATGGACTTGGCGCGCGTCGAGGCGCTCATCGCTAAGGTAAGAAAGCGCGAAGCCGTTTACTGCGCGAAGTGCGGAAAAGAATTGAGCGACACGTCACTTGCCACGGCGCAGGCGGAATGCTGCAAGACGGACTTGCGCGACCCAGCCAGCGTGGCTCTCGAAAAGCCGCTCCCGGAAACCGCCGCACTCAAAGCCTGGGAAGCACTCACCAAAGCGGGCAAGACGAAACGGAAGGGTGGGAAAGACCTGCACGCCTCTGACTTCGCCTATGTCGGGGACCCCGACGACATCGCGACGTGGAAGTATCCGATTCACGATGCCGCGCACGTGCGGAACGCCTTGGCGCGCTGGGGACAGCATAAAGGCATTCCTTCCGAGCAAGAGTCGAAGGTGCTGGCGCGTATTCGGGCGGCCGCCAAGAAGTTCGGGATTGAGGTTTCCGCTGAAGCCAAGAAGATCGCCCTGGCGTATCAATTCCTCATGGAGCCCGACATGAGCAAGGCCGCCGAATGGACAGCCGAGCAGCTTGCTGAGGTCCACGACACCGTCGAGTTTCTGAAGGCAGCGGCGGCAGAAGAGGGCGACAATCCGGAAGATGTGGCCGCGCTCCTCGATAAGTCCATCGGCTGCATGACGAGTTTAGTCGAACTGGAAACGCGCGAACTGGAAGCACTTCAGGCAGAAAAGGCCGCACTGGCCGCAAAGGAGAACAAAACCATGGAAGAATTCGAACAGCTTGAAAAAGTGGCACAGGAAGAATTGGCTAAGGCGCGCAGTGCTGGCGATCTCCTGCGAGTGCTGGGTACGATGCACAAGGCGCACCATTCCCGGGCGGTCGCGTTGGCCAAGGGTCACATGGACGGCTGCACTGGCATCATTAATCGCGTCTTGAAGGCCGTGGGCAGCGCCAGCGTTTCGGAGAGCGCGAGCGCGAGTGCCAGCGTCGATGCGAGCAAGACGATCAGCGGCGTCGATGTCGCGGGCGCAGGTCCGGCCCCGACTTCGGTCGGCGGCGGCACCCAGGGCGCATATCCGGGCCAGGCGCATCCGAATGACAAAGCGTTCACTCTGGAAGACGTGGTGAAGCTGCTCGACGAAAAGCTGGCCAAATCGCGCGAGCAGAGCTTGGAAGACATGAACAAAATCTTCATCGCCATGTACGGCGAGCCCGAGAATACGGGCGGTACGGCGCCCGGGATCGGTGATCGCACACAAGTTCTGGTCAAGGCGGCGCCGCCCGTCACGCACCCTGCCGGGCCGAAGGAAAACGACACGGGCGCAGTGCCGCCAGGTGCCAACGCGGCACAGCCCACGAAGGACGACGTTGTGAAAGGACTCACGCAGGGCGATATCGACGCCAAACTGAAGCTCGCGCGGCTCATCAAGGCCGGGCCTGTTCCCGCACATCTGATGGCGCCGAACAGTCCGGCGGCGGCTCTGCTCGGGCGGTAATGTTCGACATATATGGCTCTCTGTGGCCATATATGGCCATGAACTGAATAATTCCGGGCGCGAGGAGCACGCGCACGTAAGGAGACTACGATGCAACTCGAAGATGTCTTGAAGACCATCCAAACGCTGCGCAAGGATGCGACCACGACCGGAATTTCCAGCGTTACCGGCCTGAACTTCTACTACCTGGAGCCGACCGCGAAGACGATTTACCCCGTCATCTACCCGCTGTTGGCGAGCATCCCCCGCTATCAGCCCACCTTCAACGGCATGATTATCGGAGGCCAGGCGGTGAACTGGAAAGCGGTGACGGCCATAGACCAAGGCGGCTATCCCATGCTCTCAGAAGGGAACCGCAACGCGGTCATGCAGATCACCGAGAAGAACTACGCAGCGAACTACAAGTTCCTCGGCAAGGACACTCAAGTCAGCTTCGCTGCGCAGCAAATGGGCTTGGGGTTCGAGGACAACATCGGCCTGGCCCAAGTCTCGCTGCTCAACGCGCTCTTGAACGATGAGGAGCGGGCTATCCTATTCGGCAATGATGGCAGTGGGGGCAATGGATTTCAGTTGGGGTCCGGACCCACCCCCACGCTGACCCCGAACGCCACCGGCGGCACCACCACCGCCCTGCAAAGCCAGTATGTTACCGCGTATTGCGTGGCACTGACGGGTTGGGGCGTCGTGATGTGCAGTGCGACCGGCGTGGCATTGCCGTACACGCGCCAGAACGCGGATGGCTCGACGGACACGATCAACGGCGGGACGTCGGCTCTCTCCACGGGCGTGGCTAGCACCCAGCTCGCCAGCAGTGGGAGCCCATCCTGCACGGTCTCCGTCACGCCCGTGGCTGGCGCCTTGGGTTACGCCTGGTTCATCGGGACAGGCTCCGGGTCAAGCGCGCTGCCTATCTCCCAGTGCTACTTCTACGCGCAGACTTCTGCGCCGACGCTCACCGTCACCACCACGCCGACTACGACCAATCAGGCGGCGGACGCGCCGAACCACACCAGCCTTCTGGCCAACGACTGCTCGGCCAACAGCCTGGACTTCACCGGCCTGTTCGCTTGGGCAGCGACTTATGCCAGCGCCACCAAGCCGTCCTACTGGAAAGACTTGGGCGGCGCTAACATGACCGCGAACGGCGACGGCACCATCGTCGAAATCGAAGCAATGATGGACTACTTCTGGTTGAACTACAAGATCACGCCCGACAAGTTCTGGCTCGGGGGCACGCTGATCGACGCCTTCTCGAAGAAGGTTCTGGGGGCCGGCGTCGCCAACAACGTGATGCGGGTCTTCCTGGAGCAAGATACGGCCGGCCGCGTCGTGGGCGGCACGTTTGCCGTGGCCTACCGCTCGAAGTACGGGCCGGGGCAGATGAAGCAGCTCGACGTGCAGACCCACCCCTGGATTCCCCAGGGCGTGATCCTTGCCGATCTTATCAACAACCCTTATCCGGCGGCTGGCAACGCCATCCCGGCGGTGCGGCGCATTGCAACGCTTGAGGACCACTTCTCGATCCGCTGGCCGTATGTCCGTTTGCAGCACCAGGTCGGGGTGTACGCCTTTGAAACGTTGCAGCACTACATCCCGTTCGGCCTCGGGGTACTTACGGGGATTGGTTCGAGTTAGATATAATTAGTGCGCGGGATGGTGTATAATCACCTACGGGGTGGTTATGCATCGGCTGGAGCTAAGAGGCAAGAAATTTGGAAGACTCACGGTCGTAGGCTTCGCCGGGATCAACAAGCGACACTTTACGCTGTGGGAATGTGAGTGCGAGTGCCGGAACAAATGCATCGTCAAGGGTGTGAACCTTCAGCTTGGGCTGACCCAGAGCTGTGGATGTCTCGCCCACGATTATCACGTCCAGCAAGGAAAGCGGATCGCTCAACTTAACCCGCTTCGTGCGGGAACTCATCGGAAGGACGTAGCATTTCGCGACCTCATTCGCCAGTACAAGCAGAACGCACGCGCAAGGAACATTGCCTGGGAGATCACAGACGAGGACTTCCGACGCCTGACGGGTTCGCCATGCTATTATTCGGGACTCGCACCGGCGCACGTATTTAGGACGAAGTCAGGCGATCTATATGTGTACAACGGCATCGACCGTGTGGACAGCACGAAAGGCTATACGCTCGAGAACTGCGTGCCCTGCAACCCGGCGATCAACAAAATGAAGTTCGAGCTTTCCCAGGAGCAGTTCATCGCGCTGTGCCGCTTGGTCGCGCGGCGGTTTCCGGCGCGCGCTGAGAATGGCAGCGACGAAAGTGAGCAATTGAAATTCCTATTTGGAGGACAGACATGAACGAAAAGCGCCTGAAGAAACTCGAAGATGTACTGAATCTCCGGTGGGAGTATGTGGGGCCGCGCGAGGTGTGCGTAAACATCCTCGCGAACACCGAGACGGACTTCTTTATTCGCGTTGCCAACCTGGAAGCGGCCTGCTTTCAGAACGGCATCAACAACGGCACGCAGAGCCCCATCTTTCAGGGCGCAACGATGCCGCCCAAAGTCGTCCTGAGCGGCACGGGCGATGCCATCACGTACCCCGGCGTCAACTTGATTGCGGCCACCGCCGCCGACGCTACGACCCTGGCCACGCCGACGCCCGGGACGGACGACATGAAAACGGTCACCGTGCAGGACGTGGGCGGATACAGTCACACCGTCACGACAGCGGCCGGTAAGCTGATCGTGGGCGCCACGGGAGTGCGGCGCACGGCTACGTTCAGCGGCAATGCCGGCGCCAGCTTCACATTGCGCGCGTACAGCGGTCTGTGGTACCTTGTGGACGCGGCCACCGGCATCACGTTCTCCTAAAGCTATGGTTTGCCGGGAAGCGCCGCTGAGATACACTACGCGGCCAAAAGGCCGCGCGAGGCCATGAATGCATGTTTACCCGGACAAAGTGCGGCGCGGATTAGCTTTCTGCGTCCCTTTGTCCGGCCGTCCGGTTCCCTACCAGTGGGCACTTTCCGTTCCTGGCCTTCCTGACCCACCCAATTTTTATATCCTGCGGTTTCATACGGTCGGCAAGCGCACGGACATTGCGCGTAACGAGATGGTAGAAGCTGCGCAATCTGCGAACTGCCGCCTCCTCTACTTTGTGGACGACGACACGGTGCCTCCCGTCCACGGCCTAGTGCGCCTCATTTATGATCTCGAGAATCACCCGGAGATTGACGTGGTCTCGGGAATCTATGTGTCGAAGCAGGACCCGCCGGCGCCGGTCGTCTTCAAAAAAGCCGGGGACGGACCTTTTTGGGACTGGACGGTGAGCGATACTTTCGAAGTCGAAGAGATCGGCTTGGGCTGCGCCCTCATCCGCATGAGCGTGTTTGACAAGCTCGCCAAGCCCTATTTCACTTTCGAGAAAAAGCCAGTCACGTGGGGCGGGGTGAAATACAACCTGGAAACCTGGGAGGACCTATACTTCTGCCAGAAGCTCCACGAAGCGGGATGCCGGATCTTGGTGGACAGTTCCGTGTTGTGTTTGCACTGTGATATCGGTACGGGGAAGGTCCACGAGCTTCCCAAAGAGAGCCTGCCGTGGAAGCGGTGGCGGGCCCGCACGTATCCCGGCGTTAACCTCGAACGCGCCATTCAGATTGACGGCTGGATGGAAGAAACCGAGTTGGCATGGTTGGGCAAACAAGCCAGGGCGCATCAATGTATCGTGGAAATCGGCAGTTATCTCGGAAGATCCACGCGCGTCCTCGGCGACAACACGCCGGGGCACGTTCATGCGATCGACGATTGGAACGGGCCACGCGATGCAACGCTTTCTGCCGCCGATCGCGCCGTACTCTTCGACCGCTTCCTCGTCAATATGGAGAATTTGAATGGTAAGGTGCGCCCGCAACGGTCAGACCATGCGGTCGCTGTTCTTGAAGCCTGTCCTGCAGAAGCTACGGAATGCTTAACCGCTCCGCACGGTCCCGATATGGTATTTTTGGACGGCAGCCACGAATATGACGAGCTGAAACGCGACATCGAAACCTGGCGCGGCCGGTTGGCGCCTGGTGGATTGCTCTGCGGGCACGACTACGCGGAAAACTGGCCGAGCGTGCGCCAGGCCGTCGATGAGTGCGTTACGGGGGCTCAAATCGCTCCCGAGACGACGATTTGGTACACCTATGTCTAAGACAACGAGAGGTAAAGATGTGTCCGGCTCCGTTCAGTAATGATATACCAGGAAAGGAAAGCAGAATTTGCAGCGGATGCGGTCCGAAGCCCCTCTCGGAATTCGCAAGGAAGAAACGTGGACGACAAACGCTCTGCCGTTCGTGTCAGGCTAACTATAACCGCGATTATCATGCGAAACCAGAGGTGAAGCAAGCACGAAAACACAGAGACGAAAACTTGGCGAGGATCAGACCGGCTAGAATCATGTGGCAACATGCAAAGGCCAGGGCAAAAAAAGAAAATTTTGCATTCACCATCACGGAAGAATATCTGGCGGCCCTAATCCCTAAGTTCTGTCCAGTCCTGGGAATAAAACTCGATGGATCGATAGTCGATTCACGTCCATCCATCGATAAAATCATCCCAGAGCTTGGATACGTTCCTGGCAATGTTGCCGTCATCTCTTTCCGGGCGAATTCGATAAAAAGAAACGCAACTGCTTTCGAATTGAAGGCGGTTTCTGACTGGACGACGAACCAAATACTGCGGGTAAAAGAAGAGATGAATGTCTAACGCTATAGATTTAACGTCTTTAGCCCGAGTCAAAGCATGGCTGCAAAGCGCCGTGCTGCCTTCCTGGACGAAGAATACGGTTTACACGCTGAGCCCTCCCTCCCAAATCAATGATGCCAGCTCGGGCGGTACGGGCCATCTGCAAACCGTTGTCGGCATCACGGGCAATGGCCAGTCGGGCGGGACTGCGCCTACCTGGAATGAGAATGGGGGGCAGACCACAGATGGCAACGTCACTTGGCAGGATGGCGGCCTGTGCGAAGACGAAATGATCCAGGATTGCATCACGGCGGCATCACTGTTCTTTTTGTGGCGCACCGGCCGGCTCCCCTCGAACGGTGATGTTCCTGCCGCCTCTCCGCTGGTGGCTCCGCAGGCTTACACGGAATGGTATGACGGCAACGGCTCGAATCAGCTTTTCCTCCGGCAGACGCCGATTCAAAGCGTCAGTTCCCTCACGATCAACGGCAACACGATCACACAGTCAGCCTCGTTGAACCAAGCGGGCTGGGTCATCGCGCCCGACGGCAAGAGCTTGCGTCTCCGCTCAGGAGCCGGAATCGGCGGACCCAATTTTTACAACACCACGATGGCGTGGGGACTGTGGGGCGGGTCGGCCGGACTGTCATTCCAGAAAGGTGTACTCAACATCGAAGTCGTTTATCAGGCAGGCTTCACATCCACACCTTATGACCTCGAGCTCGCGTGCCGCCGCGTCGTGGCAAAGAATTACAAGACGCGGCAATGGATCGGGCAGAAGAGTCAAGCACTTGCCCAGGGCGCAGGCACAGTCAGCTATCGCGACTTCGACATTGAGCCTGAAGACGAGAAGATCATCGTCAATTACACGCAACTGGCGTTGGCATGATTCGCCTGGTAGTCGGAAACATTGAGAATTTCGGGCAGCGCCTGCGCGTGCGCGGCGCGCGCATCATCGAAGGCGTGCGAGTCCGGATGGACCGGGCGCTCATCGAATTGCAGGCCCACATCCAACGTGAGCATCTCTCGGCGCCTCCGGGGCCCAGCCCCACCCTTCTTCACCAGCGCAGCGGTAAACTCATCGGCTCGATTCGCGTCGAGCCCGCGGAAATCAAGGGTGACCGCATCGAGGGTGCCGTGCTGGGCGGAGGAGGACCTGTCCTCTATGCGCGTGTCCACGAGTACGGAGGTTCTTGGACTGTCCCTGCCAGAGAAGCTGTCCGAATGCGCTACACAAGGTCAGGGAAACTAATCGGCGCCAAGACTTTTGCTGTCCGTGATTATACAGTCCACATGCCCGAGAGGAGTTTCATGCGGGCGAGCTTGGCGGAAATGAAAGAGCGTATTGTTTTCGAACTCCGTGAGGCGATGAAAGGATAAGTCCTTTGGCAAGATAGACCAGCACGCTGGGATTATACCATGGCCTTCAATCCCGAACTTGTGGAATCGACGCTGTTTTCGCTGTTGAAGTCAGCGATCACTACGGCAGTGCCCGGACAGTTCAAACTGTTCAGCCGCCACGCGCGGATTTGGGCGAACATCACGCCGGCCGAGCAGCCAGCTTTCTTTCTGCTGCCTTTCGGGGGCCGGGTTGAGCAAAACCAAGCCTGGGGTGCGCCGCGCTACACGCTGCGGCTTCTGGCTCTGGTGTACACACGGGCCGACGCGAATGTCAGCCCCACTAACCCTACCGCTCCGCAGACTTTACTCAATCAATGCTGGCAGGCCATTCAGGCGGCGCTCTTGGGCACGCCTCCTGGCCAACCGCAAACGTTGGGAGTCGCAGGCGTGGTGAACGCCTGGATCGACGGCGAGGTCAACATGCAGCCGGGCGTACTCGACCAGCAATGCGCTTTGGAGGCGGAAGTCCACGTCATGTGCGCGATATGAGTATGGAAGCAATAGAACGAACGGCGATTTATCGTGACGAGCCATTGCCGATATTGTTGTGGCGATGGTGTGCGGTTTCAGCCAAGCACTTCTTTAGCCGCGATTGGATCGACGCACTGGTGCTAAAGGCTATAGAGGAAAGAATTCATTCAGAGGTTGAGAGTGCGCGATATGAAGGGCCGTGGCCTTGCCGCTGAACTTGGCTCAGCGGCGACGCTCTCGGCAACCCTCCACGGCCCTTCACCAACCTTGCAATTTAATACAACGCGGCGAAACGCACCCTTGGCTGAGACGCCAACGCACGACACCCGGAGGATACTGCTGCGCGGGCGGCAACTGGTCCTGAAAACCAGGGCGGGTAACACCGTGGGGTTCGACTCCTCTATCCTCCGCCAGCCGCCGTGCCTCAGTGGCGACAGGACCAGTCTCGTAAACTGGCAATTGGAGGTTCGAGTCCTCTCGGCGGCTCCATGTCCGATGACGAGAAGAAAGTTATTATCCTTGCCCTCGATAGCGCCCTCGCGCACGGCGCATTGAATTTCACTGAGATCCAACTCGCCAAACAACTCCGCGAAAAGCTCGCCAAGGAAATCGGCCTACCCTTAAAAAAATCGCTTGACGGCTCAAATTCTGCTTTCTAGCGTTGCCCTTGGACGCACCATCGTCCGGTAAATAACGCGGCTGGCCAACAGGCCGGAGGTACACGACCATTTTTCAATTCGGCGTGGGCGGAATGTACGGAAATCCTAACGGCGGCAATGCCGGGTCACCCAGTTGGCCGCAGCGTTTCGGCACCATCCAGAACGTCGATCTCGAAATCACCCAAAAACTCGTCTCGCTGTACGGGCAGAACAAATTCCCCGACGATGTGGCTCCCTCGGACATGAAGATCAGCGGCAAGGCGGCCTTCGCGAACATCGAAATCAACATCTACAATGCACTCTTCTACGCGGACACGGTCGCCAGCGGCATCACGGCGGTAAGCCCGGATGAAAGTCACGCCATCGCTTCCACGGTGACGATCACGCCGCCCGGCAGCGGGGCCTTCGGCGAGGACCTCGGGGTGCGTAACGGCACGACCGGCCAACCGCTCGTGCGCCTCCCCAGCGGTACGCCCGCCGCAGGCCAGTACACGGTGAGCAGCGCGACTTACACGTTCAGTTCGGCCGACGTGTCCAGCGGCTTTCCAGTGTTCATCTCCTACAGCTATACGCTGACTTCGGGCAACACACTGACGGCGCTAAACCACCTCCAGGGCTATGGCCCCACCTTCGAGCTTTTTCTCTTGGAGCCGTATCAGGGCACGAACGGTGTACACCTCTACACCTGCCGCTGCTCGAAGATGAGCAATCCGTTGAAGCGTGACAACTATCTCATCTCCGACTTCGAGTTTGAAGCATATCCGAATGCCGCCGGGAAGGTGATCGACTTCTATCAGATTTCTGTATAAGCACGGAGGTATTATCCAATGTTTCAATTCGGCGTAGGCGGGATGTATGGCAACCCAAACGGCGGCAACCAGGGCTCACCATCCTGGCCGCAGCGCTTCGGGACGATTCAGAATGTAGACTTGGAGATCACGCAGAAGCTCCAGTCCCTCTACGGGCAAAACAAGTTTCCGGACGATGTGGCTCCCTCGGACATGAAGATCAGCGGCAAGGCGGCCTTCGCGAACATCGAAATCAACATCTACAATGCACTCTTCTACGCCGAGACGACGGTTACGGGCATCAGCATTGTGCAACCGCAAGAATCGCAGCCTGTGCCGACCAGCCCGGGACCATATACTATCCAGGTCACTAACCATGCCACTTACAGCGAGGACCTAGGGGTACAGTACGCCAGCACGGGGCAACCGCTCGTGCGCGTGTCGAGCCTCACCGCTGCGGGCCAATACACGGTCAGCACGTCCACGGGGACATACACGTTCTATTCTGGCGACGCTGGAGCCGCTGTCCTCATCAGCTATGTCTACACTTCAAGCTCTGGGACGACGCTGACGGCCAACAACCATTTGCAAGGGTACGGCCCGACATTCGAACTGTTCTTGCTGGAGCCCTATCAAGGGACCAATGGGGTTCATCTTTATACGTGTCGGTGCTCGAAGATGTCGAACCCGCTGAAGCGGGACAATTACCTGATTTCGGACTTCGAGTTTGAAGCCTACCCGAACGCGGCAGGCAAGGTGGTGGATTTCTTCCAGATATCAGCTTGAGCCTCATCAGGCTCATCCGATCCCTAATGCTCCTAGGGCGGCGGGGTGCGTCGCCGCAAATCCGCACACGTAAAGGAGCGCGCGATGCCGAGAACCAAACTCGTCACTTTCGATGGCGCGAGCTTCAGAATCGCGCCACTCACCTTTGCCCAAGTCGAGGAGTATCTCAGCGAGCCGACGCCCACAAGGCGCCCCGAGGCCATCATCAGCAATGCGGCACTTCTCTGCAAGGCACTGAATAATGCGATCAACGGCGACATGAATCCGCACCGCCGCGTGCTCGTCAAACTGCTGGCGTTTATTGAGAAGTTGCAACCTGCGGAAGGAGCGGAAGACGAGTGGACTGCGCTACGAGAGGAAATCGAGGCGCTCGCAACGCCCGCGTCCGAACAATGGACGGAACAGCGTCTCAAGGACGAACTGGATCCGCTGCTTTTCTGGAGCTTCCTTCCTGACGAGGTGCTGGCGTTCAGCGGGTTAGGAAGGGCGGCGGCGCCCCCGGAAAAGTCAGCAATCCCGGGCAGCTCCTCCGCGACATCCGGGGTTGCATCCTAGTCGCGACCCATATCGGCTGGAAAGAACTCGATGACATGGAATTCCCGAAGGTCTTGGATTTGTGTGACTACTTCCGCCGCTTCCCGCCTCCCCACCTGGCACTCCGCCAGCTCACCCAAATGTTCGCTGCGGCTTTCGGCATCCGCATCGGGCAGCACTCCGAGTCGCGTCCGCCTTTGACCAACACCGAACAAACTGTTACGAGCCGCGCAGGAATGACGCGCGAAGTCGGCATTACGACCTGGGACCAACTGCCGCCCGACGTGCGCGCGCTTGCGGAACAGCGGAAGAAGGAGAAGGCCCATGGCGGATGAGTTGCGGTCGACGCTGGTCGTCGATGGCGTAGACGAAACCGTCAACCGCTGGAACCAGGTTGCGGAAGCGAGCCTTCGCTACTCCGATGCCTTAAAGCAGGTCCACGCCGCGCAAGCGGCCGCCACGGAAACGCGCTCTGAAGAAAATCTCAAAAACTTGGGCGAAGCATTGGCGCGCGCCGCCACTGCGCAGCGCGCGCTAGGTGAAGCCAACGCAGCCAGCGTCGGCAACGTCGAGCGCATGGAACACACCATGGCGCGCATGGCCGGCCACATGGCTTTCGAAGCTGTTCCTGGCATGTCGCGCATGGGGCGGCTCATCGAAATGCTTGGCGTGCAAGCGGCAGGAGTGGGGCCTGTCTTGGCAGCACTTGTGCCTGTTGGTATTATCGCGGCCGGGATATCCATTTTCGAGGCATATGAGAAGAAGCAACTTGAGACCGCGAAAGCGTCGATGGAGCTGAAGGAATCCGAGGACCGCCAGTCCGATGAGCTGCTCAAGCTTCACGAGGAATACATCGGAATCACGGAAGGCCCGCTTGCCAAGTACCGCGCCGAAATCGAAGATATGCCGAAAATGCACGTCGTCCTCAAGGGTGCAATAGAGGATACAAACAAGGTACTCGAAACGCAGTCGAGTTTCTGGCAGGCGACCGCCGATAACATACGTATCGCTTGGGAATACATGAAAGACATGGCAACCATGGGCATAGTGATGGGCTCGGCGGTTGCCGCAGGGACAACTATTTCTGAAAAAAGTAATAGCGAGTTGGAGGCGTGGATTTATAACTGGATAGAGGCCCATGACACCGTTGATAAAATGCGGGCGGGACTCAAGGAGATCACTGAGGAAGAGGCGCGACTGGCGGCAACGGGAGCAGCGCGTGCCGGTCCACAGATCGCAGCGTTAACACGGCTCTATCAGGACGCGCAGCGAAGTATCGGGGCTGAGGATGAAAAACTGCACAACGCTAGGTTGCGGGCAGCAACCGATACCGTCAAGGAGGAGCTGGAAGGAAGCGCCGCCATCCTAGGAGCCACCGAGAAGCGCGACACGGCCCTGGTCGATGCCACGCTCCACCGCGCCAAGGAGACTGCAAAGATCAACAAGGATGCCTGGGGTGAAGAAATTGCTGCCGAGCGCGTGCATGCCGACGAACTCTACCGCATCAAGACTGAAGCTCTGCTTGCCAAGCGCGCCAGAGTGGAAGCCGAGCCAGAGATAAGCCCCATCAAGCGTCTGGCAGAAGTTGTGGCGATCAATCACGAGATTGAGGCTGCCCAAGTCGAGCACGATGACAAGCTCAAGAGCTTAGACGCGGAAGTCACGGACCATTTCGTGGCCGGCCAGAAGACCATTCAAGATTCGACTGTTGCGAATTTTGAAAGGCAGGTGCGTCAACAAGCGGAGAGCGATGCTCAAGCGCGCCGCGGAGCCGAGATACTTGCGGAACGAAAGCGCAGCGCGGCGGCGCAGGAGCAGGAATTTGCTGACGGACAGATCGAACAGCAGCGTACCGCCGTAGAACAAGCATCCTCCCTGGGGACATTGAGCTTTAATCAAAAAATAGCGAAGCTCAAAGACTTGGCACTGGCGCAATATGACGCCCAGGAGAAGACCCTCGAGATCGACCTCAAAGCCTACGAAGATGACTACGAGAAATACCAGGAAACGCTGAATAAAATGAAACTCGCGCGCCAGAAGTACGAGGCAGAGGTTCAAAAGCTGCAAAACCAGGAAGTCTTAAACATGCAGCAAGGCATGACGAAGATGACGGACTCTTTCGATTCGGCGCTCTTCAAATGGACCTCGGGGCAAGAGCGCTGGCGCTATGCCTGGGTCGGTATGTGGGCAAACGTGGTGAACACAGCCTTCGAGAACATCGTGAAGATAACCGAGAAGTTCATTGCTGGGAAAGTTGCGGAGACGATCGCAGCACGCACCGCCGAGACCGCGCAGACAGCTAATTTGGCTCTAGCGGCGGCACAAAGGGAGGCTATCGAAACTGGCAGCGCGAGCCTGAGCATCTTGAAATCTGCGAAATCTGCGGCCGCGAAAGCCTGGGATGCCTTATCTGATATTCCCGTGGTAGGCCCGGCGCTGGGCGCCGCTGCGGCTGCGGCAACCTTTGCGGGGGTGATGGCGCTTGCCGCTTTTCAGAAGGGCGGCCAAGTAGGAGCGACGGGGCTCGCGCTAGTGCATGAGACCGAAGTCGTTTCGCCCTCTTGGCTGACGCCAGCCTTCAAAGCGCTCGGCGAAGGCACGCTGGGCGGCGGAGGGACACATAACGTTTCGCTGCATCAGGGGCCCATTAGCGCGCTTGACGCCAAGGGAGTAGATCGGGTCCTCGCGCGGCGCAACCAGCAATTCCAGAATGCCGTAGCGCGGATGCTGCGCGGCTACGGTGCGACGAGTCGAGGTGGAATTAGACGGTGAGTTTGCCTTATTATCCTTCGATAGACCCGGCAGGTCTAGGCGTGCGCGGTCTTACTTGGCCGATCAAGCGCCACCCAGAATGGCGCACGCAGATTCACGAGGCGACTTCGGGCAAGGAGTTCCGCCTAGCGTACTGGACATATCCCCGATGGCATTACGAGATTTCATACAACTACCTCAAGGACAATCCCGATGACCTTTACGAGCAGAATACCGACACCGACTTGCGCACGCTCGAAGGATTCTTCCTGCAAATGCAAGGCAGCTTGAATCCGTTTTTGTTTTTCGACCCATCGGACAATACCGTGCAGGGCCAGATCATCGGCACAGGGAACGCCACGCAAACCCAGTTCCAGATGGTGAGGACTTTTGGCGGATTCATCGAGCCCATTCAGGCGCCCTTTGGCAACCCGGCAATCAACGTCTATTTGAACGGCACTCTGCAAGCGGCAACCAGCTACTCCATCGGCAGCACGGGCATTATCACGTTTAATACGGCACCAGGAAGCGGCGTGGTCATCACGGCCGATTTCTCGTATAACTTCACGTGCCGGTTCGAGAAGGACATGCTGGAGCTGGAGAACTTCATGTTTCAACTGTGGTCCCTGAAGCAAGTGGAAATTATCTCGGTGAAATTGTGAGCCACATGAAGCTGCTCATCATTGACGACGAATCCGAGTGCCGCGCTATCCTAGCGGAGTTGCTTTGGATGCTTGACGGCTCGGCGGGCTCGATTGACGAGATTCGGGAGGCCGGGAATCTTGAGGAAGCATTGGACGCACTGTCTGGCTGTGACGCAGTGATTTGCGATGGCAATTTCCCAGCGCGGGAGAACTCAAAGGACCACTGGCTGGCGGTGCTTGCGAAGTGCATGAAACAGCACGCACGCTTCCTGCTCCACACTGGCGATGACGAGATTGCGCGCAGAGCCGAGCACATGGGTCTTAAAGTCTTTCGCAAGCCCACGCACGCCGAAGAGATTTACCGCGCGCTTACGAGCGGCGCCGGCGTGCTCGGGAAGCACGCGGCGTGAGGAGCCGGTGGTATGCATCGAAGTGCAGCGTGTGTGGGTGGTGAGCCTGGGCTTCCGGCTCTGCCGTCTCACTTACGAAGTAACGCCCTGGCGCGAGGATCTGGTCCGCGTCTTTCTGGTAGGCATGGAGTTCTTGGATGAAACCGGCAACGACAGGCATGATTTCGTTACTTGAGTCGGCTATGGGCACCGACATGGCGCTACTCGTGACCGACCTCTGGACATTCACCCTAAATGATGGAACGGTTTTCCGCGTCACAAGCGGCGATCAGGACGTGACGCTCACCTATCCATCGTTTCCAGGCGACTCGCGCACCGGCACAGTGACGTTCTCGTCCAATGTAAGCCTCTATCCCCAGCCCATGAAGGACCATCCATATAATCTGAAGTGGGGCATGGGCGTGCAGACGGACGAAATCAGCCTGGCGCTGGATGCCTCGCCCGGCACACTAGACCAGGGTCTCACGCTCTTAGAGGCTTTAGTCAATGGCAATTTGGACGGGGCGCTTGCGCAACTTGAGCGAATTTATTCGCCCAGCCCGGGCCCCGTGGATACTTCGCGCGGCACGATTCCGCTCTTTCAAGGCAACGTCTCGGATATCACCGAGGTCGGCCGCGAACACGCCGTCTTTTCGCTGAAGGACCGGCGCGAGCTGCTGAATATTCCCATGCCGTTCAACGTCTATATGCCCGGCTGCCGCTGGGTACTATATGGCCCGGGATGCACGCTGACGAAATCAAGTTTTGGCGTGAGCGGCACGGTGGCTACCGGAAGTGGGACCCAGAAACTCATGGTCTCCGGACCGACGAATCCGTCTGGCTATTTCGCCCAAGGCACACTCAAGTTCACCTCCGGCGTTAACAGCGGCCTGGAAGTCCCCGTGCGGGCCTTCACGGCGGGCTCGCCGAATACGGTGCTGCTCTACACGCCGCTGGTCAACGCGCCCGCAACAGGCGATGCCTGCACGCTATTTCCGGGGTGTGATAAATCTATGAATACTTGCTTAAATAAGTTCAATAATCTTATTAACTTTGGTGGTACACCGTTCACGCCCGTCCCAGAAAGCGCTGTCTGACCTTTGTTTTCGGAGGCGCAGCATGAGCGCAATCTCAATGATCGGCGAAACTATTTGTGATTGTTTGGAGTTCAGGCAGCGCGAGCAAGTTATCTCCGAGGCCATGTCATGGCTGAGGACCAAGTTCCACGATAACGCTTGTCTGAAAGGCGTTGGCTGCGATTGCCTCGGGTTGCTGGTGGGAGTTTATACAGCGGTAGGCGTGGTCGATGCGGTCGAGGTGCCCAAGTATTCCGCGCAATTCATGCTGCACCGCAAGGACGAACTCTACTTAGGGGGCCTGCAAAAGTATTGCCGTGAAGTGAATGAACCGCACAAAGGCGACATCGCGCTTTTCAAGTTCGGCTTGTGCTACTCGCACGCTGGCATCGTCATCAAATGGCCGACGGAGATGATCCACAGCTACGTGGGGCGCGGAGTGGAATTCGTGAATCCGTCAATTGATGCCCAACTCAAGCGCCGGTGCGCCACGGCGCGGTT